GCGGCGGCGTCGTGTCCGGATACGTTTTCCATTGCGTCATTCCTTGTCCTCCTTACGGAAAGCCCCGCGCGAGGCGGGGCATGAGTGGGTTACTGGTGCTTGAAGCTCAAGCGAATGTCGCCGTTGTCTTCAACAGTCATGGACGTGCCAGCGATCTTTTTCAACGCTTCTGGATCAAACGCGGGCGTCTGTTCAACGGGCGCCGTTTCAGCTGTGGGTTGTTCGTCGAACTCCTCCTCTTCTTCAGCGTTTTCTTCAGTGTCGTCATAAGCAAACAACAGAGCGTTGATCTCGTCGCTTTCGATTTTGGCGCGCTCGATTGTGAGTGCGTATTTGCAGACGGAATGGGCGATATTCTGGAGGACTTCCTTGTGTTCGCTCTTGTGGCTTTCGAAGGCGATCAAGAGAGCAGATTCGACGAGGAGAGAAGTGTCGATGTCGTCGATCCGGTTGTCATACTGATTGTTGATGTCGAACAGAGCGGACCGGATGATTTCATGGGAGGTTGCTTTTTTAAGCATGAGCTTCTCCTTGTGGAGATAAGGGGTTAATTGTTTTCGTGGATTTCGTCGTCAACGACCGGGGCTTCGAGATACTGCTCTGAAGCGGTGCCTTTCTCGATGAACTCGCCTTCGATGAAGTCCTGCTGCGTTACTGCTTCGCCACGGTCTGACTTCTCGTCGATCTCGACGGCGCGGACGGCCTCGATGCTGACGGGGAGATACTTGAAGAGGCGACGGATGACGGTGTTGTGGGTTACCGCCATGTTGTCGCCGCAGAGGTAGGTTCTGGACGGACTATCAACAGCGATGCACTTCGTCGGGACGCTTTCGATTTTTTCGATGGACTTGATCCCAAGGTACGGATTGATCTTTCTGCCCTGATAGTTCGCGGCCTTTCGAGCTAGGTGGAACGGGTTGAAAGACGGCTTCCATTCAACTTGGTACGTAGGGAACTTCTTGGGGAAGCCGTGCTCGTACACGACAGCCATGAAGTCTCGTTTGTGCGGGCATTCTCCAAGAGAACACGCAAGCTCGAACACCGAGTCTCGGAGTTTTCGGTCCGACGAGCAGAAGCTTGCTCGTCCACGTTCCTTATCGCAATGGCCGTCAGAATCAAGCAACCCAGCAAGTAATGCCTTACGCTGTTCAATCGAGCTTCTCATGTATGCGTCAGGAATATGCTTATTCAGAATGAGATTCATGCCGAGAAGTTTTGTTCTCATTCCGTCAGTAGCACCTACTGTGACGGCTTCGGATCGGCCATCTGAACGAATCGTCCCAACAGAAAATCCTGCGGCCTTGATTGCTTCCATGACGTGCGGAAGATCTTCTTTCGAACACGTGATCTGTGCGCCTCTGGCAGAACCATCGCCAAGCCAGTAGCCAAGGATGTACGGATCAAGCGGTAGATTGGCTTCCGGGAGAGCCAGTGCTCCTTGAACCGGGATCGTCACTGATAGCCCATCCTCTTTGGCTTCATACATCTCATTTACGGTCATTTCTCTGTACGGCTGTTTCCAGGCATTGCTGCCTCCCTTTCGTGCTAGCCAACGATGTTCATCGTCACAAACTACAGAGCTACCATTTGAGAACGTGACACGGAAGCAAGGAAGGTGCTTTACCTCAGATATGGCGGTAACGGTTGTCACCTTGCCATCCTTGTCGAAAACCCTGTCGCCCTTTTGTAGAGCCTCCATCGTTGTCCATCCGTCCGGCGTCGGGATGCGCGTGTCGAGAGCAAGCCCTTTCTTTGCCATCTCGTCCCAATGCGAGGACCAGGGGCCAGAGGTGCCGGCTTTCGAGGTCTTGCGCACAGCTTCAATCTCGGCGCGAGACATAACCTCGAATTGAACTCCGCCGCCCTTGAGCTTCGCGACGGCATAGACGTGAGTGACCTTTCCTCGATCCGCAACCGATGCAGGGATGTGCTCGATGTCCGGATCTAGACCGAGCTTGTAGTTGAAGGTGTCCTGTTCGTGCACGCAGTATGCGGATAGGCTGACGATCTGACCGGATCGACGGGCGAGATCGATCATTCCTCGGTAGCCGATAATCAGCTGCGCGTTCGGGCGGCCTTGCTTGTCTTTGCCATTTCCGAAGGGCAGCAGATAGCAATGCCCGAGCGCGGAGCCTGGCTCAAGGCCCAGAGCTGCGCACTGGAGGACGGCACCGTAAAAGCTCTCAGGGGCGCACTTCAGAAGAGCCGGTGCCTTGCGGCACTCAGTCATGACGATGCGCGTCAGGCGATCAGCAGTCATGCTCTTCGGAAGTGCCAGGGCCATCTGTGCCTGAAACTTTTTCGAGCGCACGACGTCGATGACGGTTGCGGCTTTGACCTGTTGCACGACGGCGGTCTGTTCGGCGGCAGGTGCGACCTGAGATTTGAGAACATCAGTTGTGGACATTGGTTTTCCTTTGTGTTAAGCGAGTCGAAGGATGCGGGTGGTGGAGGTCTGTACGAAGTCCCTGTACAGGTCCGGGTGTTCTTTCTTGAATGCAGTGGATGCGAAGCGGGAGCTGTTCTGCGCCTTGTAGGTCACGGCCTTCTCGCCGCCAATGAGTAGTCCTGACTTCTCGCCGATGGCTAAAATCACGCGGTTTGCGACGGCCTTTTCCTGGTCTTGGAGCTCCTTGATGCGCTCTCTGATCGTGCGCAACTCGCCAATGTCGGCCGCTTCATCGTTGCTGGCCTCGACCATCTCGCCGTCATCGCGGGCGTACAGCTTCTTGATGTCGTCGGCATTGATCGGATCGGGAGGGACGTCAGCGAGGACCTTCTTGAACCAGAAGGCGTGGCACTTTTCGACGATGGCTTTGATCACGTCCTCGTCGCGCCGCACTTCGTACATTCGGAAGTCTTGTCCGCCGATGAGAACAGCGACATAGAACTTCTTGATTCCGGTAACGGCCATGTACCACTGAATCTGCGTTTCGTAGTAGAGCGGAATCTGGTGCTCGGTGACGACATTGCCGGACACGATCTCAGCTTCCTGCGAAGGTCCCCACTTGTCGGCCATGAATGCGTTGGCGGTCTTGCATTCAAGGCCAACGTCGGTCGAAAGCATGAGGCCTGTTTCGGCAGCCTTCTCGGGCTTGTTGACGCGGACCGTCTTGGCGATCTGTTCGTTGACAATCGCTCGGTCGATGTTTCCGCGCATCCACCCGTTTTCGCCTGTCGAAAGAAGGAAGTTCACGCGCTGAATTTTCATGCCGGTGCGCTTGCTGAACTCTTTCGCAACCACGTCTTCAAGCGTTGTTCCCCAGTAGGCTGCTTCGCCTGCCGGTGAGCCTTTGGTCTTGCCGGTCTTCTCTTCCCACAAGCTTAGCGGCGTCTTGTAAGGGTTGAGGCCGAGGACAGTTGCGACGTCTGAACCGCCGATGCCCTTGCTGCGCTCTTGCAACCAGGTATCGCGTTCCATCTCTGCAGTCTTAATTGCTGCCATTCAAAACTCCTTGAAAGAGCGCGGCCGCAACAATTGCGAGCGCTCCTACGAGAACAACGACCTTCCAGATCAGCGAGGGTCGTTCACACGAAAAAGGCTCGACGTTCTGCCGAGCCTGCTTTGCTGCGCGCCGCTGCTCGAGCGGTCGCTTTCGAGTAATTCGTTTCATGTCGAAATCCTGGGGGATGTGGTCAATCGTCTTGACTGGGTCTGAGTAGCTCATTGGGTAACCTTGAAAATCCCGCGTTGAAAAGCTTTGTAGACTGCTTCTGCGGCAGTTCTCGCGCAAAGCACGCTCATCATTTCTTCGTGGTAGTACTTGACGGTCGTTATCGCGATGCCCATGACTTCGGCGATTTCTCGACGCCTTAGCCCTTTTGCGACGAGCGTGAGGTACTCGACCTCACGAGGTCTCAGGGTTTTGCGCGGTTCCGCTTTCATTCGAGCACCTCGTCCTCGTCCTCTTCGTCGTAACTTTCTTCGTCCTCTTCTTCGTCGTCGGGGTCGGGGCCGCACCATTTTTCGTAGTCGTCAGGACCACATCCGTCTGGGTAGTTCCATGCCATGCCGATCTCCTTAGTCAAAAATCCAGTGGTAGAGAGTGGCCGCAGCCATTGCCGGCAGGATCACTAGGCCGAAGAATCCGAGAAGGCCTTCGAGGCCATCGATGAGGTACCCGAGTACGCCAGAGCGCTGAGGCTCGGTACCGTCCGTGCCGAAGTAGGTCCGCTTCGCCAGGTCGTCGAGGTAAGTAATAAAGCGCTTCATGACGCCTCCGAAAAAAAGAAAAGTCCACTCAAGCGCTCTGGTCGGGAAGCTCTGCCGGCTCGTGATGGCACCGACGAAGATGCTTGAATGGACCTCCTCCAACGTGGGATGATTGAACGGGCAGGGACTCAAGCAAAAACCTGCGTTGTTCAACCATCCCTTGGAGGATATGAAGATGACGGAAAAGAAACCGAAGAAGAACAAGTTCGAGGAAGAACTCGACAGACTCGAAGCTGATGTCTCAAAGGACTGGCCCGATCTAGATGCTCAATTCGAAGAGGACCTCAGGAAGGCTATTGAGCAGGACTTTCCAGAGGAGGCAGATCGACTTCTTCTTCGTCGTTCAAAGCCACAAACCGATCTGAATAAATGATCGAGAAGGCCGCGCGAAGTGCCATTGCTGCGCGGGTGGCGGCCTGATAGTCCGTGATGGCTCCGGTCTCGACGCCGCGACGGATGGTTTCCCAAATTTCGTCGCGCGTCGGGTTGTTGATTTGTCTTGACATAGTTTTCTCCTGTGTCGTTACGGAAGTTCGTCCAGGATGCACTGGACGTTGCAGGCGACCTGCTCGTACTTCTCTGCTGCGGGGCAGTAGATGACGGTCGGCTCGGTCTTCATGTAGAAGGCGAGGTCTGCAGCATTCTTGATGCTCATGAGCGCGAACTCATGCACGTCGTTCTCGCCGCAGGTCTCGCGGCCGATCGAACGGAGGTGATGCGCCAGTCTGGTGTCGAAGTCGCTGCGCTTCATTCTTCGTCCTCCTCGTCGTCATCGTTGAGCAAACCAGTCAGAAGGGTGTCGGCGGAGTCGAGCGCACCGACGTACGCGTCGTCGTCGCCCCGGAGGAAGGCCTCTTCGGCCTCCGAGATGTAGTCCTTGATGTACTCAAGGTTTTCGAGCTTTTCTTTGTCAGTCATGGCTTCTCCTTAGTCCTCGACGTAGTAGCAGCGCTCTTCGTCGTCCCAGAGGATGTCGTGGTATTCCTCGTCGTAGTAGTCGCTTCCGACCCATTGCGGGTCTACGTAGACGAACAGATCGTCGTAGATGTGCTCGACGTCCTTTGCGTCGACCCCGAACTCGTTCGCGACACAACCGCAGAGTTCGATCCAGTCTTCGTAGCCGCCAGCTTCGACTTCGTCAAACAGGCGTTGTTCGATCTTGTCTTGCTGTGCGCAGGAGACATTAAGAATCTTCATGGTGTTCTTCCGGTAAGCCGTCCCGCGTGTCGCTCTTTGCGGGTGCCCGCGAGACGGCTGTGATCTTTATGAAAGTCCATTCAAGCGCTCTCACCTCGCATGGCTAGTCGTTTGTGAGGATCGAAGCAAAAGCGCTTGAATCGACTTTCTGCTGCGCACGGTCCCGCGTTTTCCGCAGGCAACCGCTCGGGTCTTCGTGACCTCTGCCTCTCTCGGCTGCATCAGCTACGTCCGCCGCTCCGTGCTTCTCAACACCTGCCACCACGCGTCCGCGTTTTCATGTCTGCCCTCCCGGTTGTTGCCGGCAGGTTGGTGTTGAATGGTTTCTTCTTGCTATGTGCTGTTGAAACCAATCAACACCATTGATGTTACACCAAAATAAAACCAATATGGTTGCTGTAGGGTGTTGTTGAGGTGTATAAATTGGGGAGTTGTTGACGCGCATCAATGACGCTGAAATTAAGACAAAAAAAGCCCGCCTTGAGTGGCGGGCTTGATTTGGTTGTGTTATGGGGTTTGGTTTAGTAGGTGTTGAATGATCCGCAAACGACGCCGACGACCTCTAAACCGTGTTGCATGGAGTGAAGGATTGGATAGTCTGGGTTCAGCGGCTTCAGGTCAAAGAGTTCTCGACCTTGATCGTCGTATCCGGTGACGACATATTTCTTGAAAGTCGTCTCTGTGAGAATGCCAGACGTAGAACGTGCGATGACGAAGTCTCCAGGTTTTGGCAGCCTATTGGGGTCGACGAAGAGCAGTTGTCCTTCTTGGAAATTTGGCGACATGGAGTCGCCTCTTACGCGAAGAGCAAAAGTTTTCTCCGGCAATGTTTCTGGGACGATCGCCCATTCATCGTATTGTTCTTGTCCGTTGTCTGTAAGCATTCCCGCCTGCACATATGAAAGGATTGGTATGCGCTTGAAACGTATCGTGCTTACTTGGGGGTTGCCGAGTTCTGCGTTTTCCGTGTCAAGTGTTCCTGGAGGAAGGTCAAGCTTATCTTCAATCTCTCTAGCGATTCGTGCTCCAAAAGACTTCGTTCCTCTGATCATGTCATTGATCTGCTGCGGAGCTTTGCCCAGTATCTCGGCCAATCGAGACCGCGAGCCATTCAGCTCTGCCAGACGACTCAGGTTTGCAATGCGTATCCGCTTCAGGGCGTCTTTTTCATTCGTACTCATAAGAAGTACCTCCCTTCCGCAATAGTAGTGTGAAAGGTGTATGCGCGGCAACATGTTCGGCAACCAACAAAAGCGCCGAAAATGTTGTATTATGGTTTAACACCAAAACAACACCTAGGGGTCTGAGATGACGCCTCGAGCGCTCGAATATTTCAAATCGCTAAAGCCTATCGAGAAGAAGGCCTTGTGCCAAAAAGCAGGCATTTCTGTCCGCTGGCTTCACAACTGCATGTATGTCCCGTCGAAGAACTTCAGCCCGGAAGTCGCTGAGAAGATCGAGATGGTTTCTTGTCGAAAAGTGACGCGCGAAGACCTGCGCCCAGATATTGACTGGTCGCTTATTCGCTAAGGGGACGCCATGAGCTTCAAGGTTTCCGCACTGGCATGGATGGTTCCGGTTGAAAAATCAACCGAACGTCTTGTGCTCCTCGCTCTTGCCGACCGGGCCGATGACGAAGGCAAGAACTGCTATCCGTCCGTCGAGACCATTTGCGGCATGACGCAGATGAATCGAAAGACGGTATTTGCTGTCATTTCGAGACTTGCGGAACGTGGCGTTTTGTCAGTGCGCAAGCGAGAGGTGCACAACTCGAATGAGTACCTTCTGCACATAGAGGATTGGCCCAAAAACGGAAGTACCGAAAACGGTACGACCCAAAAACGGGACAACCCAAAAACGGTACGCCAGTTGTCCCAAAAACGGTACGTCAGTTGTCCCGAAAACGGTACGACAGTAGTACCGAAAACGGGACACGAACCTATCAATGAACCTATCAATAACCAATCAATAACCAGTAGAGAAGACGCGCCGCCAAAAGCCAGAGCCAAGAAAGGCGAGGCCTGGAAAAAGTGGATCAAGGTCGAAAAGCCGGCTGAAGTTCCTGATGACCTCTGGAAGCAATTCGGAGAGATTCGCGCCCTGAAGAAGATGGCCTTGACAGAAAGAGCGCTTGAGCTTCTTCGAACTGAAGGAGAAAAGGCTCACATGACGCTGCTTCAAGTTGTAGAGACGTGTTGCGGCAATGGCTGGGCAGGCTTCAAGGCTTCCTGGTTGACGAAGGCGATCGGTAACGCCTACCGAAAGCCGCAGAACATCACCCAGACGGCTGAATACCGAGAACGACTTCAGGCCTGCTGCCGAGGTGAAGGCAGAACCGAAAAACTCGCCGACGACGGCGTAACGATCATTGTGGATTGAGGGAAACAACATGAAAAAAGCAGAAGGCTTGGTCGGCCTGTTGGGCTTTGCAGAGGGTGAAGAGGAGCGGGTATGCCCAGAGCATGGGCGGTATATCTCGCACCTGACCTACCTGAAGGGAGAGCTCAAGAATGCGAGCGGATGTCCGAAGTGCCGAGCGATCCAGTTGCAGAAGCGGCAGGAAGACGAAGAGCGCGAACGAAAGGAACGTGAAGAGCTTGAAAAGCGCCGCGCGTATGAGCAGACGCTGGACCGAACGGCCATCCCGACCAAGTACCGATCCAGAACGCTTGCATCCTTCAGAACCGATGGGAACGACCATAAAGCGAAGGTGCTCAAGATCGCCGAGTCCTACATCACAAAGTTCGACGCGCTTCGCCAGTCCGGCATAGGGATGGTTTTCATCGGCGAATGCGGGACCGGCAAGACCCATCTGGCGTGTGCGGTGCTTCAGGAACTCTTGAGCAAGTGCGCCGGCATCTACACGACGGCACATGAGATGGGGCAGAGGGTTGCCGATTCCTGGGGCTGCAGAGAGACGGGTAAGACGACCGCAGACGTCAAGCGAGCCTACAAAACCTGTCCGCTGCTTGTCGTCGATGAGGTCGCAAAGGAAGACGCGAAGCCGATCACAAAGGAAGTCCTCTCAGAGGTCTTGTACGCCCGCTACGACACTCAACTTCCGACCATCTGGATCACCAACGCCGATCCGGCGCTGCTGAAGAGCGCGATAGGAGAGCAGGAGTACGACCGGCTCAAAGAAACATGCAAGTTCATCCGGTTCTCGTGGCCGAGCATGCGGAAGAACGACATCGATTTTTAACAAAGGAGGAGTCATGAAAGAAAGTGACGAATATCGCCTCGGACGATCTGCCGCATTGCGTGGTGAGTCGATGGCGAAATACCAGAGCCTCACGGCTCGAATGAATCCCAAAAAGAGAGCAGCCTTCGTGCAGGGCTACTTCGATGGGCAAAAACAAAAGGAATTCACATCAAAGAAATCAAAGTGAGCTGGCAACTTGAGACGGCCTCCGGGGAACCCGTGACGGTCTATCTCTGCCAAAGAACTGGAGAAGGTTTCTCCAGCCCACTCTTTCGACCAAATGGCGAGATGTTCGTCGGGATCGAGACTGACTCCGGATTCTGGGTGGCTGAGGCGCCCGTGGGCGACACCGAAGTCGAGGAACTCAAAGAGATGGCCGTCCGTCAGCTCTGCGAAACATGAACAAAAGGAATGACAGCAATGAATTTCACAATCGAAGGACTCCCCAAGGGGAAAGGGAGGCCGCGCTTCACTCGCAGCGGCCACACGTACACGCCGGACACGACGCGAAAGTATGAAGCGCTCGTGACGGCCAGGGCAAAGGAGGCAATGATCGGCAAGAGAAAGATCGAAAAGCCGAACGCGGTCCGGGTAGACATCCTCGCCATCTTCCCTGTGCCCTCGTCATGGTCTAAGAAACGCCGCACAGCGGCTCTGCAAGGTGTCGAGCATCACGTCTCAAAGCCGGACCTTGACAACGTGCAGAAGGCGATTCTTGACGGCATGAACGGCATCGTGTTTGAAGACGACTCGCAGGTGATCGACAGCCGGACCAGAAAGGCGTACGGACCCGAGCCGGGTGTAAAAGTTTTTATTGACGAGGTGAAGCATGGATGATGCTGACCGAGCTGCCAGAAGCGATGAGTGGATCATGCGTGCGGCGATAGAGGAGAGAAAGCCCGAGGGACCGAGGCCGATCGTAGTGAGCTTGTGTTTGAACTGCGGGAAAGTGATCGAGAGAGTGCCTGCAACGGTCGAGGGAGTTCGAAATGTTCGACGTTGGTGTTGTGCCGAATGCCGAGACGAATGGGAAAGGGAGCATGCGAATGGATGAAGCGGAGCGCCGAATTCTTGAAGCGCGCCTTGAGAACTGGAGTTCATGGGCGCGTGAGGGAAAGCCTCGTGGAAAGAGTTCAATGCTCGGCGTGATGCGAGAGGCCGGCTACGTGCCAGAGGAAGGCACAAAGGAACGTCCTCGCATTATCGACATCAATGACGCTGTGGAGATCGAGGCGGCATGGAGCGCGATGCTCGATTCAAAAGAGAAGCGGTTGTTGCAGGAGGCCTATGGGAATCCGAGCCGGCCGCTCTGGATAACCTGTCGTGTGGTAGGCATCCGACCACGCAAGTACGAACAGCATCTCATGTTGGCAATGCGCATGTTGCACAACGTGCTGTCCCGTGATAGACTTCACTAATCAAATTATGCCGGTGTGTCCGAGCTGGAGGGCGAGTCTTTTAGGCTCGCTTTGCCATGCCTAGGAAAAACATCAGCAATTCTGGAAAGCGGTATCTCCTCCACGGTGATGCCGCTTTTTTGTTTTGAAAACAACACCGCGCACGCCTCTCAACGATGCGCAACCCGCGCGGTTTCCATTCGCTACCTTAGGTCAGTTTGCTCTAAGGCCTGGGTGGGGAGAAATCCTCGCCCTCTCTAATTCCTTGGGTTACCTATGAAGAAAGCTATTGTGGCGGCCATTGCGGTCGCCTTTTTCGTTTCTACAGCCGCTGATGCACGTGGCGGTCGAGGCTTCAGCGGCGGTCGATCTTTCTCCCGTCCTGCTCCCACGAAGAGCTATGCACCGAAGCGCACGACCGTTGTGAAGAAGAACACGACCGTCATCAACCAGACGGTGAATCAGGTGCCGGCATCTTCCAACAGTGGCTTCTGGTCTACGGTTGCCGGATCGTTCGCAGGATCGATGGCAGGCAACGCCGTCTACGATGCTGTGACTGATGACAAGGGCCAGGCGCCGGTGCAGGCTCAACCGCAACAGTGAGGAAGCTATGGGAACGAAATCCGAACTCAAGAAGCACATGGAGAAGGCATATATCGCTGCCAATGCGCCCGGGGATGTCTCGATCAAGCTACCCGACAAGTACCTTCGCAAGCATCTATCTGAAGTGGAGATCAATGAACTGATCGACGAGCTGATCTCCTTTGCGCGGGTTCGAGTCGAGACGATGAAGCGTCGGCATGTGCAACGCTGAGGAGAAAAACGACTGCGGCAGAGAGTAAAGGGTCCTCCCGGTGGTTTTGACCCCGTGCGGCTCTCGCGAGTCCCGAAACTCGGCTAGATACAACTTTAAAAAAAGTGGCAACCAGTGACTGTAGTTTACGCTTGTCGCGTCCTGTAGGTGTTGAACATCTGACGAAAAAACGAGACGATGGTTTTAGAAAAACGAACGTGCAAGGAGGGACGGGGATATGGCTGAAAACTCCGCCAGCGTTGGCGTTCGTGAGTTTGCTCGCCAGATCGGAAAATCGCATACATGGGTTTACAAGCTCCTCAAAGAAGGAAAGCTTCCGCGCAATGAAGACGGGACGCTGCCTGTAAACGAAGCCTTTGCTGCTTACGACAAGTTGACACGCGGTACAGAGCGTCAACCGGAGGAGTTGCCAGACGATGACAACGCCCCGATGTCTCCAAAAATGGCCAAAGCTCAAAACGTCACCGAAGCCTTCAACAAGGCTCGGGCGATGGAAAAGACGTACCAGGCCAAGTTAAAGGAAATCGAATTCAAGCTGAAGCAGGGCGACCTCGTTGAAAGCGCCAAGGTCCGTCAGGATGCTCAGGCAACCGCCTCCGCGTTGCGAGCTCGGTTGATGTCAATCCCGGTTCGAGTGGCCGGATTGTGTGAAGGCCGAACCTCACGCGAAATCGAGGAAATCCTTGAAGGCGCAATAGACGACGCCTTGAAGGAATTCAAAAAATCGGAGTTCTAGCATGGGACTGTGGGCCGACATTTTTAAGCAAACGTGCAAGCCTCGTTCTCGTTTGACCGGTAGTCAATGGGCGGATAGGTATCGCTCGATTCCTGCCGGTACGAGTCCGGAGCCTGGTGAATGGCGCACGGATCGAACGCCGTATCTTCGAGAAGTGATTGACTCGGCGACCGACAAACTCACGGAGACCGTTGTCTTTTGCGCGAGCTCCCAGGTCGGAAAGTCCGAAGCTCTGCTTTGCATTCTTGGCTACTTCGCCGATCAGGAGCCTGCGCCTCAGCTGATGCTGCAGCCGACTGTGGAAATGGCAGAAGCCTTCTCAAAGGAGCGCATCGAGCCAATGTTTCAGGTGTCTGTCGGGCTTCAAGGGAAACTTGAGGAAGGTAAGGAAGGGCGCGGCTCGGCCAAGAAGTCGAGTACGACGATTCGCATGAAGCACTATCAGGGCGGCTATCTCGCTTTGGTCGGGGCGAACTCTCCTGCCGGTCTTGCGTCGCGTCCGATTCGCGTTCTGCTCTGTGACGAAGTGGACCGATACGGTGAAACGAAGGAAGGCGATCCCTTGAAACTCGCTATCCAACGTACTCAGAACTTCGGGAACAGGAAGATCATCATTGTGAGCACGCCGACCATCAAGGGGGCGTCCAAGATCGACGACTGGTACCAAAAGAGCGACAAACGCGAGTTCTATGTGACGTGTCCGCACTGCGGCGAGGAGCATACGCTCAAGTGGGACTACGTAAGGTGGGCAAAGGATGAGGACGGAAATGCGCTGCCTATGACGGCGGCGATGTATTGCCCAGAATGCGGTGCCAAAGAACGTGGCCCTTTCAAGCCTGACTTGAACATTCTGGCAACTGGAAAATGGAAAGCCACCAATCCGAGGAGTCGCATCAAGGGTTACCACATCAATGCCCTCTATTCGCCGTGGGTCAATTTGCATGATCTGGTTGAAGAGTTTGTTTCGGTCAACAAAGAGCGAGACAAACGCGGTCTGATGGAATTTAAGAACCTGAAGCTCGGCGAGGTCTGGGAGGAATACAACCTCGCTGAAGACAAATGGGCGACGCTTTACGCGCGGCGTGAAGAATATCCGGCTGATGGTTCGTTGCCAGAAGGCGTTCTTCTCTTAACTGCGGGTGTCGACGTTCAGCACGATCGATTGGAGTGTTCCATCTATGGGTGGGGCATCGGGCGAGAGTGTTGGGGTATTGAGCACCGGGTGCTTTATGGCCGCCCTGACGATCTGGCAACGTGGCAACGGCTCGATGCTGTCCTTCAGCGGCAGCACGTTATGCAAAACGGTGTACGCATCGCCGTAGCTTGTGCTTTCGTTGACTCTGGTGACGGTACGTTTACGAATCGAGTCTATCAATACACGAAGGCCCGCGAGCGAATGCGCGTTTTTGCAATCAAAGGACGCGGCGGCATCGGTGTCCCATTCATTAACCCTCCGACGAAGAGTAACGCCATGAAGGCGATGCTCTTCACGCTTGGCGTTGATGGTGGAAAGTCACAAGTGATGGACCGACTTGACAATGATGAACCAGGTCCAAATTACGCTCACTTTGCTTCCCAAGAGGACCGGGGCTTTACAGAGAGCTTTTTCAAGCAACTGACATCAGAAGTTTTTGAGAGCGTCTTTGATCGTGACAAGGGTACGAGAAAGATGGCTTGGAAAAAGATTCGTGAGCGAAATGAGGCGCTTGACTGCGCTGTCTATGCGACGGCGGCAGTCGAGCTTCTCACGCCAAATTTTGAATATTTGGCTGAATTTTATGCGAATGGGGGAGCGCTCAAACAGCAAACCGCACCGCGCAAGCCGCGCGGGACCCTGTCGAAGGGGATCACCTTGTAAAGGAGTTGATGCTTAGTGGCACAACAAAAAACGCAGATCGAATACGTCCCAGTAGACGATCTAAAGGCATACGAGCGTAATGCCCGCACGCACAGCGACGAGCAAATCAAGCAAGTCGCGGAATCGATCAAGGAGTTCGGTTTTACAAACCCCGTCTTGATTGATGAACACAATGAGCTCATTGCAGGCCACGGTCGATCAATGGCCGCGAAGTCGATCGGCATGAAGGAAGTGCCGGCGATCCGCCTGACGGGGCTCACAGACGCGCAGAAGAAAGCGCTGCGCATTGCAGACAACCAGTTAGCACTAAACGCCGGATGGGATGAGGAGCTCCTCCGCATCGAGCTCGGCGAACTTCAGGAGCTTGACTTCAATCTGGATGTCATGGGCTTTTCGGACGAAGAACTCGACCTTCTGCTTGATGGAACTGGCTCGATTGATGACGACGAAAGCCATGGGCAAGACGCTGAGGAAATCGCGGAACCGTCTGAAGACCCTGTTGTCAAGCCTGGCGAACTCTGGCTCTTGGGCGACCATCAGCTTTTGTGCGGAGACTCGACGCGCATCGATGAGCTTGTTCGCTTGTGCGAAGAAGGCAGCGTCGATCTGTATCTGACCGACCCGCCTTACAACGTCGCATACGAAGGCAAAACGAAAGACGCCCTGACGATTGAGAACGACAACATGTCGGACGAGGACTTCAGAAAGTTCTTGCTCGACGCTTTCTCTACTGCTGACTTCGCCATGAAGCCCGGGGCGTCGTTTTATATCTGGCATGCGGACAACGAGGGATACAACTTCAGAGGTGCATGCCGCGACAACGCTTGGAAGGTGCGCCAGTGCCTTGTGTGGAACAAAAACTCTCTTGTTCTTGGTCGTTCTGACTACCAGTGGAAGCACGAGCCGTGCTTATACGGCTGGAAGGAAGGCGCGGGGCATGCCTGGTACTCGGACCGTAAACAAACGACAGTTCTCGACTTCGATAAGCCGTTGAGGAACGGGGATCATCCGACGATGAAGCCGGTCGATCTATTCGAGTATCAGATCGGAAATTCCACAAAGAAGGGTGACATTGTGCTCGATAGCTTCGCAGGGTCCGGGACGACGGTCATTGCTTGTGAAAACACCGGTCGTAAGGCTCGTGCGATGGAGCTCGATCCTCGTTACTGCGACGTCATCATCAAGCGTTGGCAGGACTTGACGGGAGAGGATGCGGTTCGTGAAGACGGCGTGACTTTCAACAACTGTAAGTAATCACAAAAAAGGAGGCAACGAGATGCCTTGGATAACACTAGACGAGGCCCGTGCGAATCTGAAGATGTGGCTCGATGCCGAACGCGCGGTTGCCTCTGGCCAGTCGTATCGAATCGGCACCAGACAGCTGAATCGTGCGTCGCTTTCTGACATTGCTGCCAGGATCAAGTACTGGCGCAACGAGATCGACAAGCTTGAAAACGGACGCAAGGGGGCGCGTGTGATGCGTGCCGTTCCTCGCGACCTGTGAGGAGGGTTGCAAATGAATCTGCTTGACAAAGCGATCAATGCAATCAGTCCTGAGCGTTCGTTGAAGCGATTCGAGGCTCGCAGAAAGCTTGAGATTTTGAACTCCGGCTATTCGCGGCACGGCGGGTCATATGCAAAGAAGTCCTTGATCGGTTGGCTCTCTGGCGGAAGTGACGCGGACGCGGACATCGTTGACAACCTGGAGACGCTTCGCAATCGTTCGCGCGACCTTTACATGGGCTCACCTCTTGCAACCGGTGCACTCAAGACTGTTCGAACGAATGTGGTCGGCTCCGGGCTTGCACTGAACGCTCAGATCGACGCGAAGTTCCTCGGTCTCACCGAAGAGCAAGCGAAAGTGTGGGAAGAAAACACAGAACGCGAATGGCGTCTGTGGTCTGAAAGCGTTAATTGTGATGCTGAGCGCCGACAGACCTTCTTTCAGCTTCAATCCTTGGTGCTCCTTTCTGCGCTGATGAGTGGTGACGTCTTTGTGACTATGCCGATTATCCCGCGCAAAGGGTGCGCCTACGATCTGCGAATCGGTCTGATCGAGGCCGACCGCGTGTGCAATCCGCGCAATGCTTCTACGACTGCAAACATTCTTGGCGGCATCGAGGTCGGGACATACGGCGAGACCGTTGCTTACTGGGTAGCAAAGCACCATCCGGGCGCGATCCCACGCATGGGCCAGGACCTGCAGCAGGAATGGAAGCGCGTGCTGGCTTTCGGCACAACGACGGGGCGTAGAAACGTTTTGCACATCATGGCAGACGTTGAACGTCCTGCACAGCGCCGAGGCGTGCCGATGCTTGCTCCGGTCATCGAGGCCTTGAAGCAACTTTCAAGGTATTCGGAAGCCGAGCTGATGGCGGCGGTCGTGTCCGGCATGTTCACGGTCTTCGTGAAGAGCAACACACCGGATTCCCCTCTGGGGCAGGCTTTCAATCCTGCAATGCAAATCGACAAGGACCCGAATGCGTATGAGATGGGGAACGGATCGATTGTCGCCCTTGATGAGGGTGAAGAGGTCCAGATCGCGGACCCGAGTCGACCGAATCCAAACTTCGATCCTTTCGTGATCGCTATTTGTCGTCAGATCGGGGCGGCGCTTGAGATTCCTTACGAGCTTCTCGTGAAGAACTTCACTGCGTCCTATTCGGCTTCACGTGCTTCGCTCTTGGAGGCTTGGAAGATGTTCCGCATGCGCCGAGAGTGGCTCGTGGGGAACTTCTGTCAGCCCATTTACGAAGAGTGGCTCACCGAGGCTGTCTTGAAAGGTCGTGTGCAAGCGCCCGGCTTCTTTGACGACCCGGCGATTCGTGCTGCTTGGTGTGGCGCGGACTGGTACGGCGACGCGCAGGGACAGCTCGATCCTCTCAAGGAGGCGAACGCGGCGAAGGTCCGTGTTGATGAAGGCTTCAGCACTCGTGAACGCGAGGCCGCTGAGCTAACGGGTATGAAGTACGACCAGATTCACGCGGTTAGAAAGAGAGAAGAGGCAATGCGTAGGGAAGACGGTCTGAGCGCGACAGCTCCGGCTCAACCGGTGACGGAACCGGAGAAGGAGGAAACAGATGAATAAGTTTTGGAACGTAAAGACAGAGGGGAAACGGGCGCAGCTCGATCTCTTCGGCTATGTCGGTGGGTCGAAGGATGACCCGTGGGGGAAGGGCTTTAATGAGTCCGAGTTCCTCGCGGACTTCCGAAAAATCCCGTCCGATAGCCCTCTTGAAATTTCGATCAATTCGTTCGGTGGGGCCGTCTATACGGGTTTGTCCATTTATTCGCTCCTCAAGGCGCATAAGGGACAAATCACCTTCCGAATTGACGGCGCTGCTATGAGTGCCGCGACGATCATCACGAGCGTGCCTGGCGCGAAAGTCATCATGCCGAGGGGCTCAATGATGATGATCCACAAGGTCAGCTCTGTTGCCATCGGTACGACTGACGACATGAGGAAGGCAGCCGACGACATGGAGAAGCTGGAAGAAAACCTCATCAACATCTATGTCGAAAAGACCGGTCGCACGGTTGATGAGATCAAGGAAAAGGTCAACGCCGAGACGTTCTTCACTGCTGAAGAGGCTGTGGAGTTTGGTCTGGCTGACGAGATTGATGAAACGACGGAAGTCAAGAACACGGCTTCTGGTGGCTTCGTCATGTTAAACGGCCTGAAGGCAGATTCGCGTTTCTTTGCGAATGCGCCGAAGGGCTTCATTCACGCGGAACAGCCCAAAGCATCCGCAGTTCAAAAGGAGGTTCACAAGATGAATCTGGAAACGTTGAAAGCGGAACATCCTGAGCTTGTTCAGGCGATCCGCAACGAAGCAATTGCCGAAGGTGCTGCGCAAGAACGCGCTCGCATTCAGGCAATCGAAGACATCGCTGTCGTCGGTCATGAAAACCTTGTAAATGCTGCAAAGTTCGACGGCAAGACGACCGCCGAGGCGCTTGCTGTTCAGATCCTGAAGGCCGACAAGGCTCGCGGTGCACAGATGCTCAAGGATCGCAAGAACGACGCGCAGGCGCTTGAAGGCATCGAAGCCGAAGGTAACGAGGGTCTTGATCCGAAGTCCGAAGCGAAGGCAAAGCAGGACGCCGAAATGAAGGCGGCCATTGAAGCAGGTGCGCGCGCCTTCGCTCGCAAGTAAAGGAGGAAGAAGAAATGGCAATGCAAGAAACTTTCACGACGACGGTTGACAACCTGTTTGCCGCGTCGCAGATCATGCCGGTCGTTGCTGACAGCATGAAGGTTAAGACCAGCCAGGGCGTGCTCAAGCGCGGCGCTCTGCTTGATAAGGACGGCACGCTCTGCAAGGTCGACTCTGGAAAGTCGACGATTTCTGCGGTGTATGCAGTCCTTGCCGAGGACGTAGATACGGCTTCCGGCGACAAGGTCGCTGCCGTGTATCTCACCGGCGAATTCAACGAAGATGCTCTTTCTTTTAACGCTGAGAACAGCGCTGCCGTTGCAGACTTCAAGCCGTCTGCTCGTCAGGTCAGCATCTTCTTCAAGCCGAGCATCTAAATCTCAGGAGGGACTACAACAATGGCAATTGATATGTTTACTACTCGCACGATGCTCGCGATGGTCGAAGAAGGCCAAAAGAGCAATTCCACCTGGTTGCGCGATCGTTACTTCACGAATCGTCCGACCTTCCAAACCCAGAAGATCGACTTCGACATCATCGGTCGCGGCGGTCGCAAGATTGCCCCGTTCGTGAATCCGAAGGTAGGCGGCGTTGTTCTGACGCGTGAAGGCTTCCGCACCGAAAGCTATGAAGCTCCGGAAGTTTCTCCGATGCGCGTGACGACGGCAGAAGACATGCTGAAGCGTCTGCCTGGTGAAACGATCTACTCTGCCAAGTCCCCGACGCAGCGTGCTGCCGAAATTCTCGGCAAGGACCTGTCCGACCTCGACGACATCATCACGCGTCGTGAAGAGGTCATGTGCGCCGAGGCTCTTTTCCAGGGCAAGGTGACGGTCAAGGGCGAAGGCTACGATGAAGTTCTGAACTACTGGGCTCACCTGGAGACGAAGGAGCAGCCGAAGACTACTTTGGGCACGAAGTGGGACTCTGCTGACGCCGCCCAGATCATGGGCGATCTTCGTACGCTTCGTCGCACGATGATTCAGTCCGGCGGCTTTACGCCGCACGAGCTGATCTGCGGCTCGAAGGTGCTTGATACGATCCTCGATAAGCTCACGACTGCCAAGCAGCTCGATATGCGTCGCGTCGACATGGGCGCGATTGATCCGCAGCACTTGCCGAATGGTGTGACGTACTGGGGCTATCTCAAGGACTCCGGTCTTGACATCTACTCTTACGACGAGTGGTATGCCGACGATGCTGGCAAGGAGCAGCCGATGGTTCCTGAAAACCTCTGCATGCTCGCAAGCCCGAACGCCAAGACGATGCTCGCTTACGGTCTTGTCGCGCTGACTGGTGACGAAGCGATCAAGTTCTACGAAGGTGCTCGTGTGCCGGACTCTTGGGTCCAACGTGCGAATCCTTCCGGTCGCATCGTGCAGATCAAGAGCCGTCCGCTGCCGATCATTCAGCAGATCCACGGCTTCCACGTCATCGAAGCTCTTGCTTAAGAGCGACAAAAACCGAATCAGGGCAGGCATCACGACCTGCCCTTTTTCGTGGGAGGGACAGAAATGAAAGTTGTTCTTTTGGAAAACCTTCTCATTTCCGGCAAACGCTATACGGCAGGTGAGGAGATCGAGGTTGACAAGACGGTCGGCCTTCAGCTGCTCAAGGAAAATCTGGCGCTTGTTGGCGTGAATGAGGTCGAGGACGACCCTGTAGAAGAAGCTCCATTGCCGACGCCGGAAGATGCTTTTGCACCGATCCCCGAGGCGCAAGATGAGCCAGAGCCTGAAGTTAAGCAACCTGCCAAGCGTCGCACGACGAAGAAGGTGGCGGAATGAGTGCTTTCAAAGATTTTGTTGCGGCTGATGTAAAGAACGTCTTCATCAATCTGGATGAGTTCGCAGAAGAGCACGAGATCGGCCACGAGGTCGTGCCCTGCATCCTTGACGAGATCATCATTCAGGCACACGACGAGGATTCATACCTTGGCGTTTTTGTCACCCAGCTGACGATCTACGTCGAAGTCGGGGTGATCGAAACGCCGGTCGAGGGAGCGCTTCTCAACGTTGACGGCGCGATTCATCGTGTCAAGTCTGTCAGCAATGAGGGCGGCGTGCTCGTCATTGTGACGGAGGCGAACGATCAATGAGCGTCCTAGTCAGGCTGAAAGCGGATGGTGATGCGCTGAAAAATGTTGAGGCCATGTTGCATGGTGTCAAAGACGGGGCTGAGAAGGTCACGATGCGAGCTATCAATCGAGCTCTTGGCTCCGGGAAAACGGCGCTCTCTAAAGGCATTCGCGAGACTTACACGGTCAATGCCGCAACTGTGAACGAGACAATTTCCATTCGTAAGGCCTCAGCAAGCAATCTTGAAGGAACCATAGTGTCGAGCGGCAAACCGTTGTCCGCTAGACACTTTAGCCATTCGCCCGAGGGAAAAGACACGACTGGTGCGGAACGGAAACGGATTCGAGTGACCGTCAAAAAGGGCGGGGGCGGCAAGTTCAAGACGGGCTTCATTTGGGATGGCGGATGGGGTACGGATAAGCACGCCATCTACATCAGGTCTGGCGGAAAGATCAGGGCTTCAAAGGGCTATCACGCAGGAAAGAGGTACAAGGTCGACAAGGTCAAGAAGGTGTCCGGTCCCTCGGTGCCTCAGATGGCTGGTAATGACGGCGTGCGAGAACGCGTCCAAGAGCGTGTGCAGGAAGTCTTTGTGAATCGTCTTGACCACGAGGTCAACCGTATTTTGAAGTTGTAGGAGGTGGCCGTATGGTCGAAAACGAACTTACGCGTGCAATTCGCGCATTGGTTGCAGAGGCTGTGAAGGACTTTGCGTTGCCAACGAAGCCGGAACGCGGTTCCGAAGAGGGAGTGCCGCGCGCTCCGAAAGTCGTAAATGGGTATCTCCCCCCAAAGCGATCCGGGCAGGAGGACGACTTTCCTTTTGTCCTGGTTCGTGCTGAGGAAGGGGCGACCGATTTGGATTCAACCGAGGTGAAGGTCTCGATCATTGTCGGGACCTACTCCGAAGAGTTCGACGGTCACGAGCACTGCCTGAACGTCATGTCACGCATCCGAACGGCGTTGTGTTCCTTGCCGGGGATGACCCTTGCTCATCGGTACCGGCTGCAACATCCGATCAAATGGAACACCTATGGTGAGCAACCCTATCCGTACTGGCAACTTGACATGCAGACGACTTGGAACATTCGCACGCCGCAGCCCATAGATCAAGAGGAGGATTTCTTATGACAACAAAGAAACCCGCAACAAAGAAGGCATCGACCAAAGAGGCCAAGGCTGTCGTTTACGTCGGTCCAACGCTTGGTGGCGGTGCCCTGATGCGCAACGCAGTGTTTCGTGACGGAGAGTTTCCGCCGCACATTGCGTCGATGCGCGAAAAGAGTGAGGCCCTGCGCGGTCTCTTTGTCCCGGTGTCTGAACTGGCGACAGCGCGAAAGCGCATCGGTGTGAAGGGCGACATCCTGCACGCCTATGTGCGTCAACTCAAAAATGAACTCTAAGGAGGTCATCAAATGGCATACAACCACGGGGTAAAAATCTCCGAAGTGCCGACTTCTATCCTGCCGCCGGCGCAGGTGGAGGCGGCCATTCCTTTCATTGTCGGGACGGCTCCGGTCAACATGACCGATCCGACCAACGTAAACCGCCCGACGCTTTGCTATTCGTACGATGAGGCGGTCGCTGCCTTTGGCTACGTGCCGCCGGTAGGGGACAGCGCAAGCGGTCTGAAAAAGTACGACTTCACGTTGAGTGAGGCGATTTATTCGCAGTTCGCTCTCTTTGGCGTCGCGCCGATCATCGTTGTCAACGTGCTCGATCCTACGAAGCACAAGAAGACGGCGACGGCAACGACGGTGACGCTTGATTCCAAGACCGGCTCTGCGACGATTGCTGAAGCTGGCATCATCCTGTCTACCTTGAAAATCTCTCAGGACGTTACGACCTACCAGGAAGGCACGGACTTCGTTGCAACTTTCAACGATGATGGCCACCTTGTCATTACGTCGAAGAAGGACGAGGACAGCTTCAAGGTTCCGGTTGGCGCGTCGCTGACGTTCGCGGCTGAAAAGCTCGATCCGTCTGCCGTGACGAAGGATGAAATTATCGGCGGCGTTTCCGTTGATGGTGTCAAGAGCGGACTTGAGCTTGTCGGCGAGTGCTTCCCGCGCTTCCGTCTCGTGCCGGGACAGATCGTTGCTCCGAAGTTCTCTGGTGATCCTGAGGTGGCGGCTGTGATGGCGGCCAAGGCTGTCAACATCAACGAACACTTCCGTGCGATTGCCCTTATCGACGTGCCGACCGACACGGTTGATGTCTATTCCAAGGTCGCGGAATGGAAGAACAACAATAACGTCGTCGATGAGGCGCAGGTGACGTGTTGGCCGATGCTTGCTCTTTCCGGTACGGCGTATCACATGAGCACGCAGCTCATGGGGCTTATCGGCAAGGTGGACGGAGACAACGACGGCACACCGTATGTCAGCCCGTCGAACAATAACTTCCAGATGACTTCCACGGTCCTAGCGAACGGCAAGGAAGTCTGGCTCGGTCCTGAGACCGGTGCTTATCTGAACAGCCAGGGAGTCGTGACGGCGCTCAACTTCATCGGAGGTTGGGTGTGTTGGGGTAACCGCATGGCTTGCTACCCGGGCAACACGGACGTGAAGGATTCCTTCATCCCTGTGCGACGCATGTTCAACTGGGTCGGCAACACGCTGGTTCAGACCTTCTGGCAGCGCGTTGATGCGCCTTTGAACCGTCGTCAGATCGACACGATTATTGACAGCGCAAACGTCTGGTTGAATGGATTGGCGGCTCGCCAGTACATCCTGGGCGGCCGTGTGGAGTTCCTTGAAAGCGAAAACCCGAACACGGACCTGATGGACGGCATTGCACGTTTCCATGTGTACATCACGCCGCCGTCCCCGAATAGAGAGATTCAGTTCGTCCTTGAGTACGACGTGAACTATCTCTCGACCTTGTTCGAGTAAAGGAGGAATGAAGAATGGCAGGAAACAACAAAGTCCCTGAACGATTGATCAATTTCAGGGTGTATGCAGAAGGCAATGACCTTCTGGGGGTTGCCAACGTTGAATTGCCGTCTCTCGAAGCAATGAGCGACACGGTCAGCGGCGCGGGCATTGCCGGTGAGGTGGATAGCCCGATCTTGGGCCATTACGGCTCGATGACGACGACCTTCACTTGGCGAACGATTTCTGCTGATTTGACACGACTTGCGGAGCAGAAGGCGCACGCGCTTGATCTTCGCGGGTCTCAGCAGGTTTACGACGCCGCACTTGGAGAATATTCGACGGTTCCCGTGCGCGTTTCTCTTCGTGCGGTGCCGAAATCTATCAGCCTTGGCTCGTTCGAAGTCGGAGCCTCGACGGATAGTGAATCCGAGTTTGAGGTGCTGTACATCAAGGTCGATGTTGGCGGCAAGACGCTCGTCGAAATCGATAAGTACAACTACATCGCTCGTTTCAACGGCGAAGACAAGCTCGCAAGCGTTCGCAAGGATCTGGGGTTGTCGTAACGAAAAACGCCGGTCTGCTTGAGATTGCCAGACCGGCAAACACCAATTAAAGGAGAAATCACATGAAGTACATCCTAACGAAAGAGTACGAGTTTGAAGGTACGAAGTACACCGAAGTCGAGCTCAATATTGATGAACTGACTGGGAAGGACGTGTCTGCAGCGAAGCGCGTTTGGGCGAAATCCGGTAATTATTCGCCGCTGATGGCTTCGGATTCTGACTTCTGCATTTACCTCGCAGCTAAGAGCGCCAAGCTTCCTGTGGAGTTCATGGAAAATCTGCCGGCCAAAGACTACTGCGCAATTGCTCAGGAAGTCTCGAATTTTTTGATGGGTTAGGGTTTGAAGATTCAGACCCGGACGATCAGATAAAAGACGCGTCGGTGGCAATCGCAAGAGTCATGCGTGGTAGTGCACTGGACTGGATGCATGAGCCATTGTCAGAACTCAGCTCGTGGAATCGTGCGATTGTTAAAAGGCTGGAGGCTGAAGAGCGTGCCAGCAAAAAGAAGTAAGGGGTGGATTCGTCCACCCCTACTTGATTAGGAGGGTAACGAATGTCAAAGGTCTATGACATTGCATTCCGAATCGCCGGCAAGCTATCGAGCCAGTTCACGGGCAGTTTCAAGAACGCAGAAAAAACGGTCGGTGTATTCAATCAATCGTTGAAAGCGCTCAATGCGGGGGCTGCCAGTATGGAAGGTCTCATCAAACTACGCGAGCAGGTCAGTACCAATGCCAGAAGCGTAATCGATGCGACCAAAAAATTTAAGGGGATGCAGGCTCAGTCTGATCGACTGAATGCCAGAACCGAGACCCTTTCACGGCAATATGCGTCGGCAAAGCGTAGCGTGACTGTTTATGCAAACCAAATTTCCAAGTGTGGCGTGCCAACGCGCGAACTTGCCGAGAAATTTGCGCGTGCTTCGGAGAAGGCGAAGGCGCTTGAAGCAGAGCTCGAAGTAGCCTCTCGCGAGAGTAAGAGCTTCGCTGTGCAAACAAACGAAGCAAAAAACGCCTTGGAAAGGGCACGGGCCGCGCTAGACCGCAACCGTTCGTCTCTTCGAGAAATGGACTCTCAGATGGGGACGACCGGCACGAAGATGCAAACGCTCATTGAGCGGCAAAACAACCTTGCCAAGGCTGCAGATCGTGCTCGACAAGCTCAAGAGAGACTTGCCAAAGTGCAGGGGCTGCAGGATAAGGTCAGCTCTGCCCAGGCGTCGAGTACCGGTGCTCTAATGGGAATTGGCGCTACGGTTGCGGCTACGGCAGGCGCGCCGGTCAAGCAAGCAATGAACTTTGAAGACCAACAGGCCGAGCTTCGCAAATTCTCCGATGAATACAAGGAGGTTTTTGCAGGGATTCAGGATCTGTCTTTGAAGTACGCGAAGAGCACCGGAGACATGACGGCGATGGCCTCGAATGCCTTTCAGTCCGGGATCGCAAAAACGGGCGAAGAGGCTCTGAAGCTCATCGAAATTCAGAACCAGATGGCAATTGCCTTCGATATGACTGGCGATGAGGTAGGTTCTTCGTTTGCCGACATTCAGAGCAAGATGGGGATGACGATTGATCAAAGCCAGGAGGTTTTCGACATCGTCAATCAGATCGGCAATACCACGTCGGCTAAGTCAAAAGATGTTGTTGAGGTGCTTCAACGATCCGGTGGTGCCTTGGCCGGGCTTACCAAAATGTCAGGGAAGCAGATTGCTGCACTTGCCGGTGCGTTTCGTTCGGCTTCGGTGTCCTCTGAGACGGCAGCAACTTCGATGCAGTCTTTCATCAACACGCTGACATCTGGCTCTGGGGCTACGAAGGGGCAACGAGAAGCATTCAGCAAACTCAATATCGATGCTGAAAAACTGGCAAAGGCCATGACGAAGAGTCCGGAGAGCGCACAAAAGGCCATTCAGGATGTTTTGGCGCGACTCGGGAAATTGCCGAAGGCGGAACAGTCTCCGATGATCGGTGCGCTGTTTGGAAATGATGCGGGTATTAAAGCGGCAGTTGCGACGCTTGTTGATAAGCAGCACTTTGTAGGAGACAACTTTAAGCTCATTTCTGATCCTGCGAACTATGCGGGGTCGATGCTTAAGGAGTTTCAGGCCAGAGCAGATACGACGTCCAACTCGCTTGAGATTATGCAGAACGCCATCAAACTGGTGGCGGGTGGTATCGGGACGGCGCTTTTGCCAGCTGTTAGAAAGTCTGCAGAAAGCTTTGTTGCAAACAGCAAGGCAGTTATCACGTGGGTTAACCAGAACCAAGAGCTCATTTTGAGTGCGATGAAGGTTGCAGGGGCTGTTGTCGGGGCCGCTGCAGGATTTCACGTTTTGAGGTTGGGTTTGACTTTTATCGCGAGTCCTGTTCTTTCCCTGTATAAGGGCTTCTTGCAGGTGCACAAGGCCGCCATCTTTATGAAAACCGCAATCATGATGGCTGGTGGTCCGATGAAGGCTTTGACAATTGGTGTCAGGGCGTTTGGTACAGCGATGAAGGGCTTGTTCCTAAATCCTGTCGGACTGGCGATCCTTGCTGCGACAGCTTTGGTGGCCGCAGGAGTCGCCATCTACAAAAACTGGGATGCGATCAAAGCGAAGGCGGTCGAACTATGGGCCATCTTTGCTGAAAAATTTCCAAACATCGCCGCGCTAGGACAGTTGCTTTGGACCGGTCTGAAATACGCATTTGATGGAATTTCGAGTGTGTTTCAGTCTGCCTGGAGCGGTCTTCAGTTTTTGGGGAGTGTTTTCTCTACCTCCTTCTCGATTATGGTGAATGCCGCGAAAGTTTTTCTTGGCGGCATTGTTGATGTCTTTGCGAACGTTGCAGGCATTTTTGACAACATCATTGGTTTGGTAAAGAACGTCTTCACCGGTCAGTGGTCGGCGGCGTGGGACAACGTGAAGGGTATCTTCTCGAACGTTTTTGGCGCATTGGCCGGCATTGCGAAGGCACCGATTAACGCTGTTATTGCTCTTGTCAATGGAGCCATTGGTGCGATTAACGGAATTTCCGTTGACATCCCTGACTGGGTTCCTAAGTTCGGCGGGGAGAAGTTCGGCGTCAACCTTCCAACGATCCCTCAGCTTGCAGAGGGCGGGATTGCTACGCGTTCGACGCTTGCAAACATCGGTGAAGGCGGCGAGCCTGAGGCGGTCATTCCGCTATCGAAGCTATCGTCAATGCTCGGTGCCGGGGTCGGCATTGGTGGCGGTATCACTGTCAACTTTGCTCCTGTCATCAACGTTTCGGGCGGCTCTGGTGACGCCTATGCAGACATGATGCGAGGGCTTGATGAAGGTCGCCGACAGCTTGAAAAGGACCTGAGACGCATTCTGGCGGATCAGCGGCGTACATCTTTTGCATAAGGAGGCGTAATTGTGAGGACATACGAGACCCGCGCGATGGACACATGGGACATCATCGCTAAACGAGTCTATGGCTCCGAGGCGTTGATGGACCAGTTGATTCGCGCGAACCTACAGCACCGGAAGACGGTGTTCTTCAGCGCAGGCGTTGTGCTCAATGTGCCGGACATTGACACTGACTCGATGGAGTTTGCAGAGAACCTGCCGCCTTGGAAGCGTCCGGAGGGAACGCGATGAGTGGACCTATCCAGACGTATCTGAGGCTCCTCTTCACCGAAGCCGGCACTTCGGTGACGCAGGACATTCTGCCTGATCTCCTTTCCTTTTCATACGACGACAAGGAAACGAATGAGGCGGACGAAATAAGCATTACTTTGAAGGACCCGACTGGAAAGTGGGCAAGCAAATGGAAACCGGATGGCGGTGAAGTCGTCCGCGCTTACATCGCATCCGGGACGGTTGACGGAAAGAAGGGGCGCGAGCTTTTCTGCGGGAAGTTCTTCGTCGATTCGCTCCGCACCAGTGGCTCGCCTCGTGTCTTCGAGATGCGGGCCGTGTCGATCCCGATGAACACGCCGATCCGGCGCAAGATGGTGACGAAAGCCTGGGAGAAAAAGACGCTCAAGGGCATTGCTCAGGAGATCGCGGCGGCCGCGAAAGTCAAGCTCCTCTTTGATTCTAAGGAGGACCCTAGCTACGACCGCCAAGACCAGAAAGCCGAAAGCAACCTGAAGTTTCTCTCGCGACTATGTGAAGACGCCGGGCTTTCGATCAAGGTGACGGACTCGCAGATCGTGATTTTTGACCAGGCGTTTTACGAGAAGAAGAAACCCGTCAAAACGCTCACGCTGGGTGTCTCGGACATCCTTTCGTGGGACTTCGAGTCGCAACAGTCTGAGACGTACAAGAGCTGCACGATTTCGTACCGCAACCCGAAGGAAAAGAAAAAGGGGAGTTCAGGAAGCTATGTCACTGGAGACTTCAGCGACATTGACAAAAAGGCTGTCGCTGTGGCGTCCGACGATTACGACATCAATGCCGACCCGAAAAAGAAGGTCAACCCGGCTGTAATGACGTACACGTACACGGACCCGGATGCCGAAGAGAACGGTCAGGAGTATCAAGTCAAAAAGCGAGCGACATCCCTTAGTGAAGCTAAACGCATTGCGAAAGCTACGTTGCGGAAGCTCAACCTTCGGAAGATGACCGGCAGCCTTTCTCTTGTCGGAGACACGTCCCTTGTGGCGGGTGTCGTCATCAAGCTCAAGGGATTCGGAAGTTTCGACGGCGGTTTCATAATCGAGAGCGCTTCGCACAGCGTCAGCACTAGCGGCTACGTGACGAGCCTTTCGGTTCGCCGCGTCAACAACAACTACTGAGGAGGTGCGGCATGAACCTATTTGACATGCCAGAGGGGGTGCCGAGCCTCATCAAGATTGGTGAAATCTCGAGCATCGACCCTGCGAAATGCACAGCCCGCGTGGTCTTCGACGACGAGGATAGCATCGTGAGCTTCGACCTCCCCGTTCTTCAGCGCAACACGATCAAGAATCATGATTTCGCGATGCCTGACATTGGGGAGGACGCGATCGTTCTCTTCTTCGGCGAAGGGCAAGAAGACGGCGTCATCATCGGTTCGATTTACGCGGGCGAGGTTACGCCGCCCGAATCTACCGAGAACCGCCGCACGGTGGTCTTCGATGACGACACGCGCGTCTGCTACGACCGAGAGGAACACAAGCTCACGGTGACGATCGAAGGCACGGAGATTGTTTTCAACCGCCAGGACGGCTCCATCACGGTGCCGAATGCTTTGACGATCAACTGCACGGACTGCACCGTCAATGCAAGCTCGTCGACGACGGTAAACACAGAGACGGCCACCGTGAATGCTTCGTCGAGCACGACCATCAACTCGCCCGACACGCACGTGACGGGGACCTTGACGGTAGACAAGATGATCACCGGGAAGGGCGGCATGGCGATTTCTGGAGGCTCCGGTGCCACGGCTGCTGTCTCTGGGACGATCGAACTCAAGGGCACGATGACGTCGAGCGGTGACATTACGGCAGGCGGCATCAGTCTCATGACCCACGTTCACACTGAACAAGGTGACGGGGCCGACGTGAGCAAGCCGAAATAAGAAAGGAGGGCCTCCCTATGGGCTTGGGTTTTAGTGCGGTTGGCATTTTCGGCAAACTGCCTTTTCTCTGCAGTAGTGCAGTGACATTCACATTCAAGGACCTGTCTGTTTCGCGCTCGGTTCGATGGGCGACGCACGAAGTGATAGGCAAAAAACCATTGCTTGAGTACATCGGACCAGGGCTCACAGAGGTCAGCTTCAACATTCAGCTGAACTCGATGCTCGGGACCCCGCCTTTGGCAGCGCTCATTCAGCTCAAGAAAATGCTCGAGAAGAAACAGGCTGAGCGTTTGCTCATCGGTCCAGATTATCTCGGAAAGTTCGTAATCGAATCAATCGGTGAAGAGCGCAAGTATCACAACAACCTTGGCATCTGCGTCTCTGCAGAGGTCAGCATCACCTTGAAGGAGGCGGCGTAATGGCTCAGTACACAGTGACGCTATCAAGTCAAGTCGACTTCGCGCCGTCTGACGAGGTGCGAGAGATTCTGCAGAACGTGCGGACGATCCTCAGCACGCGTAAGGGCTCCGTTCCTCTGGACCGAGACTTCGGGCTGACGTGGGCGCATATCGACAAACCAATGCCGGTTGCAAAGATGCTGATGCGGTCTGAGGTGATTGACGCGATTGAGGAGTACGAGCCAAGAGCAACGGTCGTGTCTGTCGACTTTGACGAGGACACTGCGAGCGCAATGGACGGCATTTTGAAACCGCGCGTTGTTGTGCAAATCGGAGAGGAGGAATAAGACATGGCTGAAACAATTCCCCGTTGGCACTTGCCGGCGGTTGAATTCCTTGAAACGGACGCCGAGACCATCAAGGCCGAGATTATCACTGGGTACGAACAAGCAAGTGGGCGAACCCTCGCGGCGGGCGACCCCGTACGACTCTACCTTTTGAGCCTTGCTGCCGTCATCATTCAACAGCGCACGGCTGTGAATCTGGCGGCGCAGCAGAACCTGCTTTCATATGCTCAGGACGGCTACCTCGATGCACTCGGCACGCTTTTGAGCGTTACGCGTCTTTCTGAAAGCAAGGCCGTCACGACGATCAAATTCACGCTTTCGCAGGCTCTGGCGACGGTCTACACGATCCCTGCAGGAACTGAGGTGACGAACGGTGTTGTGACATTCGCGACGGACCATGAACTCAATATTGAGAAAGGTAAGCTCGAAGGGAGCGTCACGGCATCCTGCACCGTTGCAGGGACGGTCGGCAACGACTACCTTGCCGGTCAGGTCAACACCATCGTCAAGCCAATGACGTTCGTAGCGAAAGCCGAGAACACAACCATCACGACAGGCGGCTCTGAAGCGGAAAGTGACGAGTCCCTTGCCGAGCGCATTCGACTCGCACCGAACGGCTTCTCTGTTGCGGGGCCTGAGAAGGCGTACGTTTATCACGCGAAGAGCGTGTCGAGCTCCGTGCTTGACGTTTCCGTTACCTCCCCGACACCGGGCGAGGTCGATGTCTATGTGCTTCTTGCGGGCGGCGAATTGCCTTCCAAAGAAACGCTTGAGCAGATCGATGCGTACTTGAGTGATGAAACGCGTCGACCTCTCACGGACTTCGTTCAGGTGCTTGCGCCGAAGGCCGTGAATTACGAGCTCGAGATTCACTACTGGATCAGTCGCGAGGACAGTTCGCGCGCCGAGCAGATCAAATCTGATGTCGAAAGGGCGGTCGAAAAATACCGCGTGTGGCAGCAAGGAAAAATCGGTCGCGACATTCTCCCTGCAAGGCTCATTCAGTACGTCATGCAGGCGGGAGCTTCGCGCATCGACAACCCGACGATGAAGCCAGTTGACTTCCAGAAGCTCGAAAGCGACCAGGTCGCCCAATGCACTGGCGTGAAGATCGTTTACGAGGGCTACAAGGATGAGTAAGGGGCTCGCGGACGTAAGGCTGAGCGACTTACTTCCGGACTCAATTGCTCAAGACGACAACGTCAAGCACAGCGCGACGGCGCTTGACAAGCAGTTGCTCGATATGACGGCGGCGGTTGATCTTCCGTCGATCTACGTCAGCATTGACAAACTCACGAGCACGCAGCTCGACCATGTCGCCTACGGGTGGGATGCGAGCGTCTGGCGCGATTCGTGGCCCGTTGCTTTGAAGCGCAGCGTCTTGAAAAACGTTGTGCGCGAAAAGCGCAAGAAAGGCACGCTTCGTGCTGTCAAGGATGCCGTTTCTTCGATCGGTTCGGCTGCGACCATCAAAGAGTGGTGGCAGCAGGAGCCGAAGGGAACGCCCCACACTTTCGAGATTCAGGCGACGCTTGGAAACATCGACGGCACGCTTGATGCAGAAATGCAGGAGGACCTTTTCGCGCTCATCGACGACGCGAAGCCGGTCCGATCGCACTACACCTTCGTGCTTGTGAGACAGCTCCAGGGCGGCATGGGTGTTGACGGTTATCTGCGCCCGGTAGCTTACGCGCGTATTCGCTCTGAAGAGATTGTCAGCCGTGATATTGATGCGGCTGTCGGCATTTTCGTCGGAGCGCGACCTATTGCTATGCGGTCCCTTGTTGGGCTTGCAAAATAAGGAGGGTTTCTCATGGACATCGTTTTGACGACAGCCGGTATTCAGGCCGTCATCAATGCACAAGAGACCGGTACGAACGCCGTCACCATTTCTGAGATCGGCGTCGGAACCGGCAAATACACAGCAAACAAGGAACAGACACAGCTACAAGCTCAAGTCAAGCGCATGCCGATCCTAGAAGGTGGGCAAGCGGGTGACAACGCGATTCACGTCGCGTGCAAGGATGACGGCCCGGGCTCGTATGAAGTGTGCGAGTTCGGGCTTTTCCTTTCTGATGGGACGCTTTTTGCGGTCTATTCGCAGAGCACGCCGATCATTGCAAAGCAGGAGTCAAGCAATCTGCTCCTTGCTATCGACATGAAGCTCGAAGGCGTCAACGCTGGGAACATCACTTTCGGCGATGTGTCTTTCTCTTTCGCTGCTGCAACGGCCGTGAATGCGGGGATCGTTGAGCTTGCTACTGACGAAGAAACGCAGGCGGGGACCGATACGCAGCGAGCTGTGACGCCCGCCGGTCTGAAGAGCTTGACTTCCACTGCAGAACGTGCGGGTCTCATCCGAACAGCAACGGAAGCCGAAGCGAAGGCGGGAACGGAAGGCGCGGCTGCTCTCACGCCTGCGACCATGAAAGGCGCAGCTGCTTCCGAAGCGGAAACGATTGAAGGGAAGTCCGGGACGCTCTATGTGACGCCTCTCGGCCTTCGAGGCTTGAAAGCTACGACAGGACGAAACGGGCTAGTCGAACTGGCGACCGAGGCAGAGGCAAAAGCGGGGACGGACAAAGAACGCGCCGTTACCCCTGCGAGCTTAAAGGCCGTCGTCGATGAGGCGACCCCGGACGCAAGCGAAGCCGCCAAGGGGATGATTCAGATCGCCTCTACGGTTGATGCTACAGCCGGAACAGATGCTTTGAAGGCAATGACGCCCGCAACTGGAAAGGCTGCGCTCGATGCGCGAATTGCGACAGTTGAGGAAGCGAAAGTTGGCACGTCGGCGACGAAGCTCATCACGCCTGCAACGCTAAAAGCCGTCGTGGATGCAGCTGTGGCGGCGGCTCTTGCGAAACAAGGAGGTGCCGAATAATGGCCAACACAATTTTGATTACTGACGCCGGTCTGGCCGAAGTTGTTGAGGCAGAACAGGGAGGATTCGCCCCCGTTGTCATCACGGAGGTGGGCTACGGCACGGGGCAATACACGCCGACGAACGACCAGACGACCTTGAAGGAAGAGTTCAAGCGTCTAACGACCATCGCAGGCGGTGCGGTTGGAGACAACGTCATCCACCTTGCGGCCCGTGATGATTCGGCAGAGGCCTACACGGTCTACGAGGTCGGTCTCTATACGGCGAGTGGAACCCTTTTCGCAGTTTGTTCGCAGACGGTTCCGATCATCCAGAAGGCCTCGCAGTCGCAGGCTTTGCTTGCGATCGATCTCGCCGTGACGGACTTCTCTGCGGACTCTGTCGCTTTCGGCGATACGAACTTTCTGAACCCGCCTGCTACGACAACGACTCTCGGTGTTGTCGAGCTTGCGACGGATGAAGAAACGATCGCGGGGACCGATGGAACGCGTGCTGTCACTCCGAAGAGCCTGAGCGCACGAACATCGACGGAAAGCCGCACGGGTTTGATCCGCATCGCCGTCCCGGCTGAAGTGCTTTCCGGCAAGGACAACACGAAGGCTGTGACGCCGTTTGGATTGCTGTCTGCCTTTTTGAAGAATCACGGCGACAGCGGATTCCAGAAGCTGCCGAACGGTCTCATCGTTCAGTGGGGTAAGGCTTCGATTGCGGCCGATGGTTCGACCGTTGTTGCCTTCCCTGTTGCTTTCCCGACGAGCGCCGTTTTCGCAAATGCAACGCCTACTGGCGGGGTTGCAGCGGACTTCGTTGCCACAGGCTTGACGAAGGGGAACGCGACCTTCAAGCACAACGCAAACGGCAAAGTCCAGGCGCTTTGGATGGCGCTCGGATTCTGAAAGGAGAGGACAGGATGGCTTACTACTACAGCGCGTCTCAACGCGCTTTTTACTGCACGGAGATTGTGTCGGTGGACGTTATGCCCGCCGACAAGGTGGCGGTCGCTGACGATGTTTACAAGAGCCTCATGGCCGCCCAGAATGCAGGGAAGTTGATTCGACCCGGTGCAGGAGGGACGCCTGAAGCCGTTGAGCAGACCGGATCGGCTGCAAGTGGCATCGTTCACGAGATGACGCCGGCAACGGCCGACAAGCTAGGCCATGTCAAGATCGGCAAGAACGTCGATGTTGAGGCTGACGGAACGATCTCTGTCAATCTCTCGAAGGACGTTGGCGGTCAAAGGGACCGCGCTCCAGAAAAGCCCAACTACGGCCTGAGTTGAGGGAGGTGGAAACATGGCAGCGGTCAAAAATTTCACGCTCGATCAAGGCTCCGATAAGACGGTGTCCTTCGTCCTGAGCGACAAGAATGGTCCACTTGATCTGACTGGATACTCAGCCGCCATGCAACTTCGCCGGTACGCATTCAGCGAAGAGGCAGTCGATACGCTGACGACCTGCAACGGCCGTCTTCAGATCGATGACTCGGCGGGTAAGGTCACTGCGAAATTCAACCATGAAAAAACCGAAAGGTACCCGGGCGACACGGTGCTGTATGACCTGGAGCTTGAGTCTCCGGACGGCGAAATAACGCGTGTGGTTGAAGGGAAAATCAAGGTCTCTCCGGAGGTGACTCGTGTTAGGTGCGCGCGCAAGGCGTGAGCTCGCAATCACTGCGCAAATCACGTCGGAAGAAGAAATTCACGTCGATGCAAATTGTCAGGACGTAGTGCCACAAGTTGTGACGGTTGAGGTTCCTGGCATCCAGGGACCTCCGGGCAAGGATGGGGCAGACGGAAAACCCGGAGAACCTGGTAAACCAGGCGAGGGGGCTCACGTCGAAAGCATTGACAACTCTTTCATTGACAATCTTTTTTAATCGTAAAAGGAGTGAGAAAAATGAGTGAATTGAATGCATTTTTAGATAAGCAAGGTTTGACTCATTACGACAGCAAATTGAAGACGGTCGTTGCCGGGCAGATGACGATCGAGGGGCGCACGATCACGCTGAAGAGCGTCTCTGGTGCAACGCTCGCAACGGTGACGATGCCGCAGACGATCTATGAGCTTGCAACGACTCAGAAAGACGGTCTGATGAGCAAGGAAGACTTCGCCAAGTTGCAAGGTGTCGCAGCTCAGGCGACGAAGGTCGAAAACTCTGAAACGAACGGGAACATCCAGATCAATGATGTTGAGACGCCCGTTTATGTACACCCGAGCGTGACGGCAGGTGCTCTTGGTGCAGGACTTTACAAAATCACGACTGACGGCAATGGGCACGTCACTTTAGGCACGAAGGTTGTCAAGGGCGACATCACGGCGCTCGGTATTCCGGCTCAGGACACGACGTATGGTCCGGCTTCGGCTGATGCGGCGGGTTTGATGTCTGCTGCCGACTTCACAAAACTGCAAGGAGTCGCTGTGGGAGCTCAGGTCAACGTACTCGAAAAAGTGAGCGTCAACGGCGGTGCTCTGCCGGTCAGTTCGAAGGGCGTCAATATCGATCTCACGCCGTACGCGCTGAAAACGGACATTGCGAGCGCTGTGAACTACAAGGGTTCCGTCGAAAACTATGCGGCGTTGCCGACCAAGGATGTGAAGGCCGGCGATATGTACAACGTCGAGACTGCCGATCCTGCTCATCAGATCGACGCCGGGATGAATGTCGTTTGGAATGGCGCGAGTTGGGACCCGATGGCCCCGATGATCACGATGACTGGCATTACGAACGAAGAGATCGACGCCCTCTTCGCGTAGGGGGCGTTCCGATGGCTAACTCTTTTCTTGATTTGATAGGGCTGGCTCACTTCAAAGAGAAGCAGAGTCAGCAAATTAGCAAAGAGTTCGCAAAGAAGTCCGAGGTAGTCACAAAGGCTGATGCCTCGGATTTCGCGAAACACAAGACGTGCAGCGCGATTCGAGATCGAGCACCGTCAAAGCCGGACTACGGCTTATCAAAAACAAAGGAGGGGGCTAAATAATGGCTCTGAAAGAACAAGACATCGTCTTTACGACGACGGATGAAGCAGGCAACACCGTCATCCAGTTTCCGATTACGCGCGTCGAAAATGTCGAAGACGCCGTGCGTACTGTGAACAAGAAGAAGCCTGACAGCAATGGCGACATTCAGATCGATGTCGACATGAGTCATCTGGCGACAAAAGATGAGCTGACGAAGGGCTTGGCGAATAAGCGAGATCACACGATCCAGATCGCCAACGCAGATTTGAACACGCTGCTTGAGGACAAAACATGGGCCTGCAGTGGGACGCTGAAAAACACGCCGATCGCTTGTACGTTCTGCATTGTGCAGGCCTACGACACGGGGGCACCCATCAGCGGGAACATCGTGCAGGTCTGCTACGTCCCGAACCTAACCGACAACACGGTCCGCACCTTCTGGCGCAACTGCAATAATGGGGTGACCTTCGGGAAGTGGAGCGAGTCTGGCGCGGTGAAGACGGTGAATAGCATCGCGCCTGATGCTTCTGGCGAAGTGACGCTCCCGAACGCGACGACTAGCAAGGCCGGTCTTGTGCGCCTTGCTGCTGAAGAAGACGTTTTGAACGAAGCTCCCCAGACGGCGGTTTGCACTCAGCTGATCTACGAAATCAATGAGTTCAGACGCAAGTCAACGGCGTACAAAGTCGGCGACAAAGTGGACTGCGCTTTTCAGTACGAGCGCTTCCTCGAATGCACGAAGGCGGGGAAGACGAGCGCGGAGCTGCTTGATACGCGAAATGTCACGCATGGTCAGGTCATTGCGGACGGCATGGTTGAATGGACCGTTCGCACGCACGTGCGCTCTGTCAATTGGACTGTCGCTGGGGCCGATGGGAACGTTGCTGTTGACGTTGGCGTGAAGACGGTCAACGGGAATCGGCCGGACGGAAGCGGGAATGTTTCCATTCAGGCTGGTATTGAATTAGTGAGGTGGTAACGGTGTATATCGTGAAAGATAAGACGCTAGGCGACTGCGTTTTCGCGAACGGCTTTACTCGAAAATATTTTAAGACGATTACCGTTAGCGGCGAACGCGAGTGGGAAAACCCCGCGATTTCAGAATTGGGAACGATCGGGGGCAGTACGTTCGCCTGTGCTGCTACTGGAGACAGAGGCGATAACGGAATAAATGTGGCGTTTGATAAAAACCAAAGCACATCATATTTCAACCGTTGCGGAAGCGGCGCAGGTATAGACTATCTGACTATTACAATGTATAACCCTGTTGCAATTAGGGTTAGGTCGATAGAAATCGTTCCGGCTTACTACAGCTTAAACAAAGGCATCCTCCAATATTCCGACAACGGGAGCACGTGGACTGACATTAAAGCCGTTACAAAAGGGCAAAACGATGTTCCCGATGTTGGTTTGCACAAATATTGGAAGATCAGAGCTATAGAAGGCGTCTACAGTGGGGGCTTTAGAAACGTGCAGGTCTCCGAAATCTACCTCCGAGGATTTGAGCCTTACACCTATCAAAAAGAGGTAGAGGCAACGGCGGACGACTATGACCGTTACGAAGACCATTTAAACATTTTGCGAGGTGAAATAAAATGAGCGTGAAGAAAATTCACCTATTCCCGTCAGAGGAAAGCTACGTGGCCAATAGTGGTAGCGTTGAGGCTGATGATGTGGCTTTGGTGCCGTTAGTGCTGGCACCTGTCGCGAAGTCGGGGAGCTTTAACGATTTGAACAACCGTCCGCAAGCCTACATCACGGAAGCTTGGCGAAGTGGGACAGCTTGGCATCGAGTTTGGTCTAATGGGTGGATTGAGCAAGGGGGGCACGGGACTGGTAGTAGTTGTACTTTTAGTAAATCGTTCTCGAATAAAAATTATTCCTTTGTGGTAAACGCTTCAAACGATTACACGTCACATCCCGATTATCTGGCTGCGTATGAAAAAAGGGGAAGTAGAACGACTTCCAGTACTGGTATTACGACGTATTCAGGTGGCGCTGATGGCTGGGATTGGTACGCATGCGGAAATTAATAGAAGGAGCAATGAACATGGGCTTTGAAATTGGACAAATCTTTGATGGCGAATATCCGCCCGAGTGCGCCGTTTGGTGCAATAGGCACGGCGACCGATGGATCAAAGAAATTGAACCGCTCGAAGGCGTGCGTCGTTTTCAGATCGTAAAGTCGCCGGAGCCGACGCCCGAAGAAATCGCCGCGCAGGAACTTGAGCAGGCAAAGATCGAACGCGCGGCGGCTGTGGCGGCAATCAAAGTCGAGGTCGACGGCATGATCTTCGACGGAGATGAGGAATCTCAGCAACGCCTCACGCGAGCGATCCAGGTCGCAGAGATCACGGGCATGGAGTCGACGCAGTGGGTGCTTGCTGACAACACCGTCGCTACGATCACGGTCGAGCAGGCAAAGCAGGCGCTCGCAAAAGCAATGCTCGCTATGGGCGAACTGTGGACGAAGCCTTATGAGCTGAGATCGTGAGCACGCCAACATGGCCGCGAGTACTAATGGCTTATTTCCAGGAGCCTCTGTAATGATGTATGACCCGAGTGTTCTCTGTGATGGTTTGGGGCACAAACAAATCTCGAGGCAGGATCACTGTGCCATCCGATAGCGTTAATCGCTTTCCGTTCAGCCGTGATCCATAAATGATTCTTGTTAATTTGGATATGAAGCGCACGTTGGCCGTAAGTCGATATGCTGACCTCAAGCGAATGAATTTGTAGAAATCAAGAAGCGTCCCGATATATGGGTGATTTGGTTTTGCTCCAAATGTGCTTATGGAAATTTGGCATGGCGCTTCGTAGCTTGCAAAGCAATCCAAGGATAAAAGGTCATCAAAAGCATCCGGCCTAATGACCTCGTTATTCGTGTCCATGTAAAGGCCGCCGTACTTGTAAACGGCATGCAGTCTTGCAACATCGGAAACGAAAGCGTAGATGCCCTTGTTATATGCGTCTACGGCATAGGGGTAAGATTCAATAGGAAAATTGTTTTCATCCCACCTAACGATTTCATAATCTGGTAAGAGACGACGCCACGTATCGATGTTTTTTTGTCGATGCTCAGGGATTCGACCTCCACCAAACCAAGCAAAATGAATGGTTTTTGGGATTTGCCTTGATGGGATGTAATCTCGTTTTATAGGGCTGAATTTTCGACGTAGGAAAAATTCAGCCAAGTCCAAGTGAAGGAAACTGTTAACGATGAAATTCGGCGTAGGGGGGGTAACATCTTGAAACACTTTTGATTTGGCTACAGCGGGATTTATATCCGTAACTTTATCACCGCCTTCTGGCGGTTTTTTTATATGTGGAATTTTATTGTCAAGGCGCTGAAAGATGCGCTAAAGGAAAAGGTGACTGAAATGACAAAGCGAGAAGTGAAGGAGCTGCTCGACAAGCTCGGCGTCAAGGTCGAGGAAGTGACGGACGAGATCGTCGCCAAGGTGCAGGCTCAGAAGGCGCTGCTCGATGCTGAGACGCGACGCAAGACGCGCCTCTTCTGGGGACCTGTCGGCTTCATTGCCGGGGTTCTCGCTTCGTGGCTATACAGCGTCCTCTTCTGAGGATAGATGCAACGAGCTGTGAGAATCGGCGCGATGTGACTAAGGGCATGCTACTGTGTGCTCATGGCCGGGGGACTGTCCCTCGGCCTTTTTTATAAGGAAAGCCATTGTTTTATTACGGCTTCATTAACGACCAGAGCATTTGCACTGGCACGTACGGTTTCCCGACAGAGGTGACCATTCCTAACTACATCTACATCGGAACGACTGACGACAAGACCGTCATCGGTAAGAAGTGGACGGGCAACGGCTGGGTTGAAGTGATCTACTTCTTCTACGCTCAGCTCAACGAAAAGGACCTCTGTATCGGCGTGCAGGAGTATCCGACCGAGGTGATCGATGCGCGTTTGATTCGAATCGAAACGCTCGACGAATCTCTCATCGGCTTCTGGTACGACCGTTCGGATTCGACTTTCAAGCCGGCTCCGATCCGCGTGCTCGCAGATCACTCCACCGACGTTGTGAACTATCGCGACGAAGACCGTTGGCTTTCGGACGTGCTTGACGAAAAGGCAAACAGCCTCACGATCTACAGCAAGACCGAAGCGGACGCTCGCTTTGCCCTCAAGGGCGAAGGCGGCTCTGGTGGAACCCCGGGCGCTGACGGCGCTGATGGTTTGAGCGCTTACGAGGTGGCTGTCGCCAACGGCTTCATTGGTAGCGAGGTTGAATGGCTCGAGAGCCTTGTGGGTGAACCTGGCCTGCCTGGCAAGGACGGCGTTGATGGCAAGGACGGCATCGACGGTGCTCGCGGTGAGCAGGGCCTCCCGGGCAAGGATGGTCTTCCCGGCGCTGAAGGTGCGCCCGGTAAGGACGGCGCTCCTGGTAAGGATGGACTTCCTGGTCGAGATGGCGAACGCGGTCCGCAGGGCTATCCGGGTGCCGATGGTCGCGATGGAACGAATGGCCGAGATGGTCAGGACGGCCAGGATTTCGGTGGTTCTGTAGCTTCTGACGTTATTCGCCTCAACGGAACTCAGGCGCTCTTCAAAACGTCGTCCATGATGACGCTCGCGACGAACAGCCTTGAGACGATGATTGCCGGTTCGAAAATCTACTCGAAGACGGCCATCAGCGTTTCGTCGGACGTTCGACTCAAGGAAGGAATTGCGAAGGTCGATGCCGATCGAGCGATTGCGTTCATTCGCAAGCTCCCAGTTGTCACCTATTCCTACCTCGGCGAGGAAGACGGTCAGAAGCACATGGGGCTCATCGCGCAGCAGGTCCAGAATGCGGACCCGCAGATTGCGAAGCTCTTTGTCAGCAAGTCGTCTGAGGGCTATCTGGCGGTGGACTATGCTTCGCTCGTTTGTCCGTTGATCCTCGCGGTTCAGCGACTTTCGGAAGAGGTTGAGCGACTTAAAAGATAAGGCTTAAAGCTCCATAACAGGGGGACGGGAAACCGTCCCCTTTTTTTTACGCCTGTAGTGATGGCAGGCGTGTCAGGGCTAGGGATTTTGACGATCGTTGAATATGGTGAAGGGGAGAACAAACAAGGAGGTGATTTATGGAGAGAGGGTTTGTGCAGACGTTCATCGACTACATGTCGTTGCTCGTACCTGCTAAAGGGGAGGCGTATTTGATGCTCGCTTCAGGGGCTGTCGGAAGCGCACTGGCTTGGGCGCTAGGAGGTATTGACCTGCAGTTGCAGTGGCTGTTGATGTTCGTCGCCGTGGACTACGTGACGGGGACCATCGCTGCAGGAAAGACCGGCGAGTGGAACAGCCGTGTCGGCTTTCGAGGGCTTTTCAAAAAGGTGTTCATTTTCGTCGTCGTTGCGCTGTCGCATGGGCTTGATGTCATCACAGGCACCGAGATGCTACGCAACGCTGCCATTGTGGCTTACGCCGTGAATGAGCTCGGCAGCACGCTTGAGAATATGGACCGCCTTGGCTTTGGCAGCATGATTCCGAGCTTCCTTCACCGAGCGATTAAGGAACTTAAAAGTAGGGAGGTTGTCAAAAAATGAGTAAGGTTATCTGTATTGACGCCGGTCACGGAGGTACTGATCCGGGGGCTGTGAATGGTCGCCACAAAGAGGCTGAAGCGGCCTTGGGTATCGCAAACAAAATCGCGGACAAACTAAAAGCGAAAGGGCATCGCGTCGTGCTCACTCGAACGAAGGATCAAGCGCTTCTGCTCCAACGGCGCTGCGACATTTCGAACGCAGCCAAGGCGGATGCGTTCATTTCGATCCATTGCAATAGTGCCGAGAACAAGGACGCAAGCGGAATCGAGACGTTCAAATATCCGGGGGTCGGAGGCGTGACGAAACGCCTTGCTGAAAACATCCAGAACGGTCTAGCTTCAAACTTTCCTGAAGAAAAAGACCGAGGTGTCAAGGAGGCGAAGTACTACGTGCTGAAGCACACGAACGCACCGGCCGCACTTGTGGAGGTTGGCTTCATCTCACACGATCCGACAGCCGAGAAATTGTTCAGGTTCAGCTACCAAGACAAGCTCGCACGAGTAATTGCCGAGGGAGTCGAAAAAACTTTTTCTTGAGCCGAATTTCAAAAATTCTTGTGACCTATAAGGGTTTACGATATACTAATTAGGCATGCAGAGAATTACGCGGGAAGTGACGCGTAAGTGACACGAGAACACGTAAACCGCGTCACACCGGGCTTTGTCCGACTAATCAAGTTACTGTTGTAGTAAATTCTGTAGCGTCCTACAAGACACGAGAAAAGCCCCTGAAACCTACGTACGGCGCGGTTTTGGGGGCTTTTTAACTTTCAGAGAATTACGGGAAAACGCCCTGTTTTAAAGTGCGTAAGTGACACGTAAGTTACACGACACGCCTAGAAAAAAGCCTTTCGGCTTGACTTTTCCAGTTCACTGAATTGTCACACAACGTTCACTTGTAATTTATCGATTGCTTCGATCAGGTCGGTAACGTCCTTGTGCGTATACAACTCTGTCACGTTCGAATTCGAGTGGCCGACGATCCTTTTCAGGGCTACTGAGTTCGACGATACGCCGCAAGAGTCCATCAGAGAGACGAAAGTATGTCGGAGCGCGTGAGGCGTGTGCGAGACGCCCAGGCTCTCCATATACGGGTCGAAAAAGTGCTTCTTGTACTGGTCGTACTTGATAGGCTTGCCGTTCGCGTTTTCGATCAGGTGCTCGCCATCGAGGCGCTTTGAAAGGATCGACGCAAGCTCTCTGTGAATCGGCACAATCCGATCCGCGTTTTCGGTCTTCGTTCCGCGCACGTGGATGATGCGCTGGGCAAGGTCTACGTCTGCGGTCTTGACTCCGAGGAGCTCTCCTATCCGCATGCCGGTGTAGAGCATGATGAGCACCGTGTCAGCCAGCCGCAGTTCAGCGTAGGACTTCTTGCCGGTCGGGAATTGAACCGCGAAGTCTTGCGAGCCAAATACAGCGCCGAGCTCCTCTGCCGTGAAGAACTTTTCTTTCGCGGCTTTTTTCTTTTTGGGCGGTGTGATCACCAGGAACTGCGAGTAGTCTTTCGTGACGATGTCGTTCTCGATGCAGTACTTGAACGCGTTCTTGAAGATCGATTTCACCTTGCCCTGGCTCTCCTCCGACATGTGATTCATGCCGTCGAGGATGTCCTGCATGTGAACCTTCTTGATGTCGGCCATCTGCATGTCGTAGAGCGGTGCACAGCGCTTGTATGCTGACCTGAGGCCGGCGGCGCTGCTCGGGTACTTCTTGAAGTGCGGCGGCGTCCAGATGTCCCAGACCTCAGCAAACGTTAGCGTTTTTCGTGTGAGGTCTATCGGGTTCTGGTGATACTCGGCCAGGGCGATCATCGCTTCTTTTCGGCTTGCGTAATATCCAAGCGTGGAGGTGAGCTGCTTTGCCTTTCCCGTCTCTTCGTTGATCTCCCACCCGATCGTTATCCGCACCCACCAGGGGCGGCGTCGATTGCCACTTAATTTTGAAATGTTTCCATAGCCGTTTGGCGCTTTAATTGTCATCACCTTCTTTGAGGTGCTTGGTTTGATACTCCTTCAAGAAGTTCTCCATTCCAATGCGCTCGGTTTTCGATAGCAGCTTGAGGAAATCCGTCTGAACTGGCAGGCCTATCAGCAACGCAGGATTCACTCTCAGTTCGACGGCCATATCCCTGAGGATGTTTCGCTTGATGTTCGTGACCTTTCCGCTTTCCCATTTTTGGACCGCAGCGGCCTGCACACCAAGTCGCTCACCGAGTTCCGCCTGCGTCAGATTTCGAAGCATCCTCGCGCGTTTGATGATGTAGCCTATTTCTTTGTCGGATAAATACTCCATTAAACCCTCTCCCTTTGCTGTTATAAATATCTAATTTAGATATATATCTAATTTAGATCATTTAATTTATCAAAGCAAGAGAAACGATTAACTTCCAAAAATTCACTATTGAACTCAATTATCTGATTTCGTACTATTTTTTTGAAAGGCAGTGAGAGGCACCGTGCGATCATGCGCGATTTTTTTTAACCGCAACTGTCTAAAAAAGATGAAAAAGGAGATGTTTTCCATTGAGAAACCTAACGGTGAACGATGTCGCTAAGGCGCTCAATAAATCGCCTCAGTACATCAGAATCTGCTTACAAAAGGGTTTGCTCCCGTTTGGTGCGGCCGCAAAAATGCCGCATTCCGGGCAGTGGACTTACGTAATTTTTCCGAAGAAATTCAAGGAATATGTCGGCGATGAAGCCGTTTGAGAGAACTGCGTTGAAAAAGGCACGCAGGGAGGCAGGGTTCACGCAGGCAGAGCTGGCCGTGCTTGTCGGTTGCGGACAGCAAACAGTCTCAAAACATGAGAGCGGAGTAGCGACACCGGCACACTTCAAGACGTTGCGAGCGTATGAGGATGTGCTCGGTGTTCCGGCTTGCGAGCTCTTTCCAGATGTTTTTGAGGAGGGGGCATGAAAAATGCCCCGCCGTGACAGTTCGGCGAGGCTATCGAATGAAATGAGGGGAGGAATTTATCTCTAGTATGACATCCCCAGATGAAAAATCAATAAAGCCTAGCGCGTCGGGCGTAAAGCACCATTTCAGCGTGTCGGTTGCCGTCGAGGTCGGCGTCAATGCCGCCGTTGTCCTTGAGAACATTGCGTTCTGGGTGCGGGCGAACCGCCGAGCCGGACGCCACCACCATGACGGGAAACATTGGACCTATGGGAGCACCCGGCACTTCGCCGAGCTTTTCGACTACCTGACAGAAAAGCAGGTGAGAGGGGCTATGGACAAGTTGATAACCTGTGGATATGTGGAAACAGGGAACTTCAACCGATCGGCATATGACCGGACCAGGTGGTTCACGCTGACCGAAAAAGGCGAGCGCGCGACCCAGGAGCGGCAGTCCGAAAAGCCGACAAAGGCAAAAGGTGCAGCCGGCAATGGGCGACCTATACCAGATAAAAACAAGAAATCGAAAACGGGATATATGACAGACTCAGCGGCGGGCGATTATCGTCGCGATCCTTTCGATTTTTGAGGGAAGGAATGAGAATGAATGGCTTTGAGGGAAGTCGATCTTTCACACATTCGCAACGGGCGCACGAAGCCCGCAATCTGCACCAGGCATGGTGCATTTACGGACACTGGCGTAACGATCCGCGACAGGATCATCTGGATGGGCTGTGCGCAATGTGCGCTTGAGGCCCGCGACCGTGAGAATGCACGACTCGCAAGAGAGGCAACGAAGCGCAGTGAGGCTGTGAAGGCTTGTCGCATCATTGGTGACGCAGCCATCCCGGAGCGATACCGGGGTCGCACGCTTGAAGGCTACGTCGTGTCGAATGCGGGCCAACGTGCTGCGCTTGAGGCTTCAAGGGAGTACTTGAAGACCATTACGCAGGCCGATGACAGTGGGGCGAACATGCTTTTCTACGGCACGTCCGGGACTGGCAAAACGCACCTTGCTGTCGGTGTCGCGCAGGCGTTGATCGAGCACGGAGGCTCGGCACTCTATACGAGGGCGTCACGCATCGCTCAGAGAATCAAAGAGACATACGGTCGCCAGTCTGACAGGACTGAGCGCGAGGTTTATGAGTCCTTTGCTACGCCCGATCTTCTTGTCATCGACGAGGTCGGCAGACAGTTCGGAACGGATGCCGAGAAGCTGATGCTTTTCGAGGTTATCAACTCACGCTACGAGGCGCTGAAGGCAACGATCGTCATCAGCAACCTTTCTGGCGAGGCGTTGATTGACTATCTTGGCGAGGCGGCAATGGACCGGCTTCGGGAAGGAGGGCGTTCGGTGCTCTTTGACTGGACGAGCTACCGGCGCCGAGGATATTGAAATACATGAGACCCCTTTGCGGGTCTCTTTTTGCATGGAGGCTTCGATGAACTGGAAGTTTTTTGTGCCGCTCGGGCTTTTCGCTGCGGGCGCTGTCGGCGGGTACATGTACGCGTCCCACGAATACGGCGAGGAGATCGCTAACATCAAACTTGAGGCGGCGATCATTCGCGCCAATGACGGGAGGAAGTCCTATGAAAAACTGGTTGCGGCGCAAAACGCGCTTGATGCTTCTCGGCGCGATGCTGTGCGCCTCTCTGACGACCTTGACCGGGTGCGGCGTGCCTACAAAGATCGCGAGCGACGAGCCTCTGCCGACGCCTGCCGAGTGGAACGAGCCGCAATCGCCAGGTGCGAGGGACTTCTCAGAGAAAGCACAGAGCTTCTTGCAGAGGGTTCAGACCTACTTCAAAGAAACGCCGGAGTTCACGATGCAGCCGTGAGCCTGAACCAATGAAAAGCGCCGGTGGATGTCCCGGCGCTCTGGCTTAATTATTTTCTACGAGATCTCTTAGTTCTCTTTTTAGATGATGAACTGGCGCGTGTCTGGCCGCCATAGACGTCTGGGTCGCAGATTTTCTGGCTTCTGCTGAACTTGCCGTTATTGCACAGAAACCTTCCATCAACGCAGCGATCGACACCTCCCATCCGGCCTGAACAGGGGGCTTTTGCTGCCATGGCTTGGGATGAAAAGAAAGTCGTTGCTAGAAAGGTGGCAACAACGAAAACAGAAAATGTTTTTGCGCTCATAAAGCTAAAATCAAGAGATTACTTCTTGTCAATCGAAATGTCGTACTTGACTTCGGTGGGTTTGTGAGCCTTTACAGCGCTGGCAATGGCGTCGACATTAGCAACAGCCCCCAGAGCAATCAGCGGCGTGACGATTTCTTCGGGTTTCTTGTTGAGCTTTGTGGCAATTGCCTTCACGAGTGCAGGCTCATCAGTCGTACCATCTGCTTTCAAGTGCTGGTTGCGCAAGCCTGCCCACAGGCGAACAATTTCTTGCTCATCCTTGGTTGTCGTGCGATCAGCGGCCATGACATCGTCCCAAGTCCACTTCTGTGAGCCATTGAATCCCTTGCCGTCCGTCGCATAGTTGCATCGAGCGACGGCGATCTGTGCGGCCTTGATGCCGATCACGCGGTCAATAAGCTGAACAGAGGCTATGTCCGTAAGATTATGTTCGGCAAAATACTTGGCAGCACCCATGCAGGTAGCGGCCAGGTTGGTTGAATTGACGGTTTGTGCCGGCTCGTTCAGACCGACGACAGCGTACGTAATGGTGCGAGTTCCTGCCTTAGTAGCTTTTTCTTCAGTGATGACGGCATAAGGGAGAAGTTCGAAGCTGACCTGTTCGACCGTTTTTTGCGCGGTTTTTTCTTCTTCTGACGTCTTTTCGACACAACCAGCCAAGACAGCGGCGGCGAGAGCGAGGGCAATGGCGATCTTTTTCATAAGTTCTCCAGGAGGAATAGGACAGCGAAACGACAAAAGCGCGGAGGTGATCCGCGCGTAGATTTTCAAATTGTAACTTACTTTTAGGGAATGGCCTCGAGGCGGGCGGCAATTTCGTCGCGTTCGTCGCAAAGCGCCAGGAACGCCTTGACAAGGCTCCGCCATTCTACTTTTTTCCCGGCCGCGTAAGCGTCAGCAGCCTCGTCGCTCTTGAGATCGATGGCGAGTTCGAGCTGTTCGAGGGCTTTTTCGAGTTCGCGGCGGCTGGTGTTGTTCGTCATGATTGTCTCCGGTGTTTGTGTTTTGGTGTGCTCATGTTCGCTCTGTACCTCGGAGACAGCAAGTTGTAGTTAAACCTTCTTGCTGTGAATCATTCTTTCATGTCGGCAGGATCGCGTCTGCCCACTGCTGCATGACCGGGCGGCGTTGCTCAAGGAGGTCTGAGCGTTGGTAGGCCTGCACGACCTTGTCGCCCTTTACGTGAGCCAGAGCGCGCTCGGCAAGGGCCTCATGGATGAAGTTTTCCTCGCACCAGTCGCGGAACGTTGATCTGAAGCCGTGCATTGTGAAAGACTCGCCTGTCGCCTTCCGGATAAAAGCCCGAGGGCTGTCGATAACCATCTCTTTGTCTGATCGTGGCGCAGGAAAGACGAGCTCAGACTTTCGTTCGCAGCGTTCTAGGACTGCCAGTGCCTGACGTGAGAGCGGGACGCGGTGCTCAAGACCGCACTTCATCCTAGGGGCCGGGATCGTCCACGTCGCGCGCTGGATGTCGATCTCGTCCCATCGTGCGCAAAGGAACTCTTGCACGCGTGTAGCAGTGAGGATGCCGAAAAGGACGGCGCGAGACACGACAGAAGTCTTTTTCGCCGTCTCCGGTGCAAAACTTTTCAGAATTTCAAGAGGCATTGCCTCATGGTGCTTGACTTCGTGGACTTTTGAGATCGGCGGCAGGAAGAAAGCTAGCCCGTCTTTCCAAGTAGCAGGGTTTGTTTGTATGAGTTCTTCAGCGATTGCTTGAGAGAAGAGACTTTCGAGGCGGCCTCGTAGGCGGCTGGCTGTCTCTGGCTTTTCTGTCCAGATCGGTTTGAGGACTTCGAGGATGTCTCCTCGCGTGATGTCCTTTACGCGAAGAGCACCGAGAACCGGGACGGCATAGGTTTCGATTGTGGACACCCACTGCGATGCGTGCTTTTCGTTTTTCCAGCGCTTGACGTTTTGAATGGTCGCGATTGCACCAGGATAGAACTCTTTGAAAGTGATGCTTTCTCGGGCGTCTGCTTCTGAAAGCTTTGATGATGACGGATCGATGCCGTCGGCCGCCATTGAGAGAATTTTTGCTGCCCGCGCTTTTGCAGACGTGATTGAAATGCGCGAGGCGCCACCGATCGACAAGTCTTTCCGTGTCCCCGCGAATCGGTAGCGGACAACCCACTGCCGGGAAGACTCAGAACGCACGAGAAGCATCAACCCACCGCCGAGCGAGTACCGGCCGGGTGGCAGCGTCATGAAATTTTTCGACGTGACTTGATCTTTCAT